CCAATGCGGCGCACAGTGTTGATAAGCCCATCCCAGTCCAGACCTTCATCTTGAATTGGGTCAACATTCCATAGAGATGGCTGTAACTCACCCTTCCACGCTGGGGAGCCTACGAAGGTTTCGTAGCGTCCCTCGACCGCTGCGAGGTCACACGATGACTCCACCGCCGCATAGTACATATGGGCGAAGATACGCTTGTTCAACACCGCCGCCTCCGCCGATTCCCAGGCGAGTCCGAGCATGGCAAAGACATCCGCCAAACCCTGTACTCCTAGACCTACCGGTCGGTGACGCTTATTAGAGCGCTCCGCTTCGGGAATAGGATAGAAGTTAATATCAATCACACGGTTGAGATTCTTAATTACTACGCCCACTACCGAGCGGAATTGTTTGAAATCAAAGGCGCCATTCTTGACGAAGGCGGGCAGACTCATGGAGGCGAGATTACAGACCGCTGTCTCATCTGGCGACGAATACTCAAGAATCTCTGTACACAAATTACTAGACTTGATAACACCGAGATTCTGCTGATTGGACTTAAGATTTGCCGCGTCCTTGTAAAGCAGGTAGGGTGTACCGGTCTCAATCTGCGATTCAAGAATGGTGAACCAGAGCTTTTGTGCCTTCACCGTCTTGCGCCCACGTCCCTCCGCTTCGTATCGCTCGTATAACGCCTTGAATTCGGCACCGACACAATCGGCAAGCCCTGGTGCCTCGTTGGGACAGAACAGTGTCCAATCACCACCGGCGTCCACACGCTCCATAAAGAGATCGGGCACCCAGAGGGCGTAGAAGAGGTCACGAGCACGCTCCTCTTCTGAGCCGGTATTGCGCTTCATCATGAGGAAGTCTTCAACATCGGCGTGCCATGGCTCAAGATACATGGCGAAGGAGCCGTTGCGCTTGCCGCCGCCGTTATGGGCGGCACCGAGGTGCGCAACCGTATAGTCATGGACAGTATCAATCTCAAAGTCGTGAAGAACACCATCATACTCCTCTTCGTCAATTGATTCAATACGGCTTAGAACATAGTCGCCGTGGCGCAGATATGTTAGCCACTCAGATGCTGGAGACTCAGGAAACATTTCTGTGATTTCCGTAATACGGGGAATGCGAAGGACCTTTGTCATCTTTGTCGTTGTAATATTCTTGTAAGAGGATACATTGCCAATGCGGTCGCGGTCATAACCTGATGAAAGTGCGCCAAACCGTAATAGTAGATAGCGAATTGACTCAATAAGATTATCAGACGTCAGTTCAATAGTAACCTCTTTGGTTCCAATACAACCATCGCTTTCAATCAGACCACGGAGAATCTCCTTCGCTTTCACAAGTGGTAGATGGAGGAATGATGTATCCATATGCTTTTCGCCAGCAGAATCGTACATCTGTGACTTAACAAACTTAAAGTCGGGGCTCGTTGTAGCCCACTTAATGCGAACCGTGTTTGTTTCAGGCTCTTCATATTCATAAGACTTAATCCCCCGCTTTGTTAGATAGTCCAGGACAAACGCACGAGTTTCCTGCTTTTTCGTTAGATGTAGAGATAAACCTGATGTATCATAGGAAATATGTCCATCGCCTAGCATTACACCATAGAACCGGCAGTCTTCAGGGGTGATTGATGGAATATCCTTCTCGTATTTGGGAATTGGAAAGGCGACAAAGTCATCTACACGCAGGTCCCTAGCATCAACATAATCAATCTTAACGAGTTCCTTATCAAGACGATTACGGATAACACTGTAATTGACACCCTTCTTCTGGTCGCAGAGAGCGAGAATAGGATGCTCAGGTGTAACCTTCACAGACGAGATGCTATGCTTTACACCGAAGTTAAGAATCTTGCCCTTATATACGTGACGAACAGGTTTGTTCACACGGTTATACATTCCATCGCTTGTAAGCACACGGTCGGAGACAGAGACATCCTCAATGCGCTTAGGACCCTGCTCCGTATAGACAAGGGTATCGGGGGCGAAACACTGGTCAACGTAGCGCGCCGTGTTATTGAAGACACGGAGCATCGGCACGATGCCGTTACTGATACCACCGGTTCCCTTAATCAAAGAGCCCGTAGCACGAATATTGGAGATATGGAGACCGATACCACCGCCGTACTGACTAATAAGGGCACAGTTCTGGAGAGTGTCGTAGATTCCACGGATAGAGTCGTCCTTCATCGCAAGAAGAAAGCAGCTGCTCAACTGTGGACGCTTGGTACCGGAATTGAATAGTGTCGGAGTAGCATGGGTGTAAAACTTTTGAGACATCAGGTCATAGGTCTCAAAGGCACGCTTCAAATCGGCGCCCCAGAGACCGAGCGCAACACGCATCCAAAGATGCTGGGGACGTTCTACAATACGACGATTGGTATCACGGAGCAGGTAAGCGCGCTCCAATGTCTTAAGACCGAAATAGTCAAGGAGGAAATCACGTTCATAGTGAATATGTGCTTCAATCTCGTCGGCGTGAGCCCGAACGAGAGTAACAAACTCAGGCGAAAGTAGGGACGCCGGCTCTCCCTTCTTATCGCAAACTGCGTCCAAAATTTCTATGACGGCAAGCATAGTAGGAGACGTATTCTTTTGGTGATTGCTAATAGCAATCTGACTGGCGAGATCGGCATAGTCGGGATGAATCGTAGACCATGAATACGCAAGACTTGCGGTAATATTGTCCAATTCGGTGGTCGTAATACCATCTACGATACGGGCAAGAACACCCTGGGCGACTTTGGTAGGATTAACGTTCAGTCCTGTCGCCGCTTTTGTAATACGTTCTTGTACCTTTTCAAAGGCTACATCTTCACGGTGTCCGTCGCGCTTCACAACTTGCATGTTCTGTTCCATTGTTGGGAAATGTGTGAGGCAATTTTGGACGCAGCCAGCAACTCAATTTTTTACCGCACCCCTAAACAAGATGGTGGCTACAAGTTGGCTTGTATTTTCCTTTGCCGTATTTGCGGTGGCTCTCGTAGGGCTCTCTCATCTCAATAAGTTTCGGTTACACGAAGGATTTCAGCCGATTGAAGACCTCAATAATAATCGGTTCTGGTTCAAGGACTGGAAGTATGAAACATCGAGTGATAAGTTGCCGGTCGGCGCATCGGAGCCAGACGGACTTTCGCCAGGCGATGCTTTTTCCGTATCTACGGAAAAACTCCTATCTCCCCACATTCAACCGTTGTCCGTAGAGGCGGCGGAAGCGGGATGGGATAAAACAACATCGCAAGTATGTTATCAAACCGATGCCGGCGAAGTGTTGAAGAAGACCCGGAACTTCTTACAACGCACAAATAACTACCCCCGATCCTACCCCGATGATTGTTCGGCGCCGTTTCACGAGTTTTTAGGTACGTTCTATGCGCCGGCGACGGGTGGAATAGGACAGACACCGGCAGCGGGTACAAATTACCCCCGCCAAACCCAGTGCGCCAAGTAAGCGTCCAGCACAGCCCAGCCCATCCAACCCCGCAAAAAAGCAAAAAATTTGTATAAGTACCACTGATACCTATACAAATCAATAACAACCCACTAGTCGGAATCCACACCGAGCCACCCACCTTTAGACGTTTCAGCGGCAGCAACGGTAGCAGCAGCAGCCGGCTCAGAATCGGAATCCGATACAAACAGCGCCTTCTCTGCATAGCGTCCGTCCACACGTGCCGACTCCACCTCTACCCAAAAGCGTTCATACGCCGGCTGACCGACCTCTGCCCACCACCGACGATTGCGCAGAACCGTCTTGGTGAAGTAATCATAAACGTACCAAACCGTTTCTTCTAACACAACCAATCCATCTATATTGTCAGGAGTCCAGGCACAGCATTCGGTAAATCCGGACTCTGATGACGGAAAGAGCGGACTATAACGGTACTCGTACGATTCAAGGTCATACTTCTCCTCCATGACCGTTCCCTCATCCCGCTCTACCGCAACCATCACAGGGGGCTTTGCTACAACGTAGATTTTTCCCATCCACGGATTTTTAGCACTCACTGCCGCTGAATACTTCGCATCCTTCAACATCATAGAGGTAAAACGCATTTCTATGTAATCCACGGCGTCCACATCACAGACTTCAGCCTGAAGCTGCATTTGGCAATAGTAATCGGGTGGAATGATACCGTTAAGCTCACGGGTGATAGGCGACTTGATTTCTACTAGACGTCCGCACCGGGGTCCGCTAGTGATAACACCGTCAGGTGATGCCGCTAGACGCGGTAGAAACGGGTGCCGAATACGACCAAGACCGTCGTAAACATTACCTTCGGCGAAACACCGCTCGTACAAGTCACGTACGACGGGCTCAAATCGCCAGCCCCATTTGAATGCCGATAACTTTCCTTCGCTGTCAAAGGTATATACCGTTTGCGAGGTCGTATCTTGCTCATGTTCATTCACGACGACCGGTGTTCCGCACTTCTTGGCAACGACCACGCCGATTCCGTTCGCTGTTCCGTATACTACATTACCGAACTCATGACCTGTTAGAAGTTCTAGGGTTTCGTTATGCCACATTGCGGATTTTTGTGCCGATTGTGGTAAAGCTTTGAGCCGATCAACATTTTCTGGTTTCGCAACCAAATTTTTTAACGCAACATCTCGGCAAAATAGGAAATATTCATAATAAATCGCACGAAGGATGAGAATTGCGTCATTTTTCGCACGTGTAGATTTAAAGGCAGTATCAATGAAGAATTTATTCGCCTCGTTCATCTCGGTGTCTATCCAATCGGTTAGGTCGTACTCATCGAGAAGACGAGGCGGATCTACCGATATCCAATCATCCAACCATTGTATGGATGCGGAGTAAGGCATTCCTATATTGGTAGACATTTTTTCTGTTTCATGGATCGCTTGTACCCCTTCTTTTTGTTTGTCGGTGTACCTCAATTTTGAAGGACGCTGAGTGTGTTGGATCTCCATCGCGTATTATTTTTAAACCACGAATGCTTAGAATTTTTCCTTCTTCGTAAACGAGTTGTTGCTTTGTATTCAGGAGTTTAGAATCGTTTGCCTTCACTAACGCCTTATTGAGATTCTCCTTCTCTTCTGAAGAAAGCCCAGGATATGATTCAGCGAATGTACGTAGTTTTTGTAGGCGAAGTCCACGCTCTAAGCGTAGCCATGGTTTAGTCGTAGAGGCAGCATGGGATTCGGCTTCAAAGAAATTGGTGAGTCGTCCCTCTACGCCGAAAGCAAGGAGGGCTTGCCCCATTAAGGTTGTAGGAGCGGCAGCACCCGATACATCTACAATAGGCGGAACACTCCCTGAAATATCGGTAGCGGATGAATTTAAAGGGGGCGATGCGGGAATCACCGGCAAAGGAGAGGTTGCGCGCTTTACACGTCTCGTTTTTACCCGAAACATTCCTATTATTAATATAACTATAACAAAGGTTTAGACTCTCCTTACGGAGTAAAGACTCAAAAAAAATAACAATTATAATAAGAATGACATCTGTTCAGTCGTATTATAAGGAGCCGACTAGTATTCGTCGTCAATTTACGGTCTATCCGTACTACGCTTCCGGTGTCAATACCTTTTTTACGGTCCAGAATAACACTCTTTTTCGTGCCCAGTACGATTTGAGTGGCGTAGATTACGTTGTTGCCCGTGATTTGGGTACAGAAATGGCAATTACAGGCATTGACCCAAATTTACTTGCTTTATGGACAGCCGACTCTGCAGATAGTCTTGCCGATTTTTCCAATGCCACAATCTTGAAGAATGGGAGTGCCCGTAAATTTCAGGTGCTAAGTATGACATCTGGCGCAGCCGATGCTGGAGGCACGTTTATAGGCGAAGATACAAGTCGTCTTTGGTACGATACAGTGTCAGGTAGTAACGCCGCACAGTATGGTGCCGGTGGTGAAGCATATATGGATCCTTTTAATTCCAATAGTTTGTTTAATACAGGTGGTTTCGCTATGCCTATTAATGACTTGCTCATTGTTGGACAAGGACAAACAACCTTTAGTAATAATATTATGCAGAATTTACCCTTTGGTACATTTTGGGCAGTCAATGACCCGATTGTTGTAGGTTATCAATTCTCTAGTGCTCCAGTCAGCCGTGCTATTAAGAATCGTATTGACGAGACTACGTTGTTTTAAGTCGCTAAAAATCGCACATATCTGTAATGGTTTCCGTAAAATCAATACAGTTATGTTTAGCGGTAAATACAATTGTACTGTGTTTTGCTACAGCGCATTACGCTTTTTTAGAATCGGTTCATTACAATCCCACATTTACTATACTATCAGTATATCTGAAGGATTATCTTATTATAGAAGCGCTCAATGGACTTGTAAGACAGCGACCGTATATATTTTATAATGATATTCCACGGTTACAAGAATTTAATACTAGAGATTTTGTATCAACGTATGGAGTGGAAGCCCTGAGTTTTTTGGGCGCCCTCGCCTTAGCACCAACGACAAACTCCCCAGCCTTAGAATATCTTCTTTTTATTCCACGGACATTTATATTTGAACTTTTATTTGATTTTTTCCATTATTGGACCCATCGTTTCGGACACTCGCATCCCCTTATTTATAATTATGTTCATAAATTACATCACAGCGACTCATTGGTAAACGCCTATAATACATTTCATCATACACTTGCCGATATTATTCTTACCAATGCCGTTCCTATTTTACTCGCCGCATATCTATTCCCTCTACCCCGTTTCACTCTCACGCTCTTCTTTTGGTTCAAAACCATTGTAGAGGTATCCGGTCATACAGGAAAAGATACTACAAGTTCTTTTTTACAATTCATCTATTTGCCAAGGACACTAGGAATAGAATTATACTCGAGAGACCACGGTTTACACCATTATAATCCAAATGTAAATTTTTCTAAACGGTTCTCTATTTGGGATAAAGTGTTTGGAACGTTCAAATCTGGAACAACTTTGCGAGACATTGAGTAGCGATGAACGCCCTTCTAGGACAACCCGATGCGATTCCTGTTAGCCTCGGCTGGAGTTGCCATATGGCACTCTATATTCAAGAGTTGGGTGATATGGAGCGCCGCCGCCACGAGCGGCACGTCTTTGATTGGTTCGGCTCCCCAATGTGGTCTATTTGTGAACTAATTGACTTAGATTTTGAAGGGATGACGGACCGTACAAAGATTATCCCTCGGCGCCGTTATATGGATAATTTTAAAGAAATTCTATCACATACTGAGTACGAACTACGATTTCTACACGAATTTAAGGACCATACAACTATTACAGATGACGAATGGACACAATTTGAAGAAAAGTATGCTCGTCGTGCTCAACGATTTCGTAATTTACTAACAATGGCAAAACAAACGAACCGAAAAATTATCTTTTTCCGATTGGAACAGGTATATTATCGTCGTATTCAGTATATTAACCGATTTGAAAACGAAGATTTTTATGTGAATTATTTTGCTGACCAGATGCGCCAAAAGGGTATCCGATTTCAAATTATCTATTTGACGACAACACCGGTGAGAACATATAGAAATAACATAATTTATGTACCATTTGCCAAAGATAAACCTGATACAGACATCGGATTCAATCAAATACAGGAGATTGTAAAGGCGAACTTACCCTATATTCGCGAGGCGTTAAGAGCGGTGTAGAAGAACATTACCAAAGATAGAATGGACGGTGGCGATTCAATTGAAGCCCGATGGGACGCCTATGAAAAGTCAAAGCGATACGGCTACCCTGGGCTCTATGATCCTACTGCCGCGCCCCAGACTTGTCCCGTGTTAAGAGTACGCAAGGAGTACAATGCGCGCGATTCAATTAATAGTCGTGCGTGGGACTTCTTTCATGCCACTCCACCTACACAGGTATCATCACATAATCTTCAACGCAATCCTCCGGCATATATGGATATGAATCCGATTCCATCACGCACAAATACAGTTCAGTACCGTAATCAACCAGAATATATACCGAATCCTGAACGTGGTGCGGCGGCAGGCGATTCTTTAGGTGTTCCCCCGCCACCAGGTCCTATCACTCATCCAGCGAAAGAGTTTTCAAAGAATCCGTATATGCAACGTTTGGATGCGGATGGAGACGGGTCACGCAATATTGTACGTGAACTCAAGGCGGCGGTCTATGAGGATAACCGTGAGCTCGGTGTGGATACAGATAGGTCCCTTACTCAACGGCAGTTTCAGGACCGTTGGCTGCCGCCCAAAACGGGCACGGATATCCAATCGTTACAGGCGTATGAACTGCTAAGACCAAAACAGGATGACTGGCGCAACAAATAATCGCTAGACAAATTAAGGAATGTCATCACCACCGAAGACAACGCCTGGAAGAAAACTTGCGGAAATACTTGCCGCTGACCCCGTGTATCAACAAATGTTGAGTGGAAAATCTTGGGGAAATATAATGTTGGAAGATGAAAAGCGATTCCCTCCAAACAAGACACGCCGAGCGAAGTCAAAGTCGCCATCACCAAAACGCAACGCAACCCGAAATAATCATTATGCTATGAATGTAAAAGATGCCGCCGAGATACTTGACGGATTTAAGGCACCGGACCTCAAATTGCGCAAGGGTATTTGGGAAAACTTTCCCGTCGCCTTAGTCGCCATCGATGACGGTGATGGTGTAGACCGCTATGGTGTTGAGTGGCACAATAAACATGTCAAGGAGTGGCAGAAGACGGCACCAAAGAGTAAGAAAGAGAAAGATAATTATAAGCATTGGTCTCAAGTACGTCTGTTTCATTCGTTGAAGCAGTATCCTAAGCAGTATAAGATATTGCCACCACGTAATCCGAAACAGTTATTTGTGCTGGAAATGGTGTTTAAAAAGCATTAAGCGAAGAGTATTTTTGGCGGTATTACCGCCATTGATATCATACGAAAGAAAAGGAGAGCTACGAAGATGTTGCCGAGCATAACTTCAAACGATGCCAACGGCACCGTTGAATCATTATATAATAATACACTCTTCATCAATTCTGATAAACTGGGCAACCCGTCCTCTTTTTCATATTGAGTAAATACACACCGTTTATACACACGATGGGACACTATGATAAAGACTAGTAATCCTAAAATGAAAAAGCATTCTTGAAAATTTGTAGAAAACAGCGCACCGAACAGAACTAAAGAACATAATAAAAAATGATAAATGCGTATTGCCCAGGCGCGTACTACAACAAAGAGCCCCATCTTACTATAACACCATAATTAACTAAACGAGACGACCACCTCGCACTCGTGGATGTTCACCTTCTTCATGGCGGAGGTTGTGAGCTCACAACGCTTCTTACGAGACGATTTTACAGAGCTAGCACCTACACTGGCATTAGCAGTGGCAACAGAGATATCGGAGCCTGCGGCAGACCCAGCCCCCGCCGAGCCAGTGGAACTAACACTATTTGTTAGAGATTCAGATGCCCCTGCTGATACTGTGCTGTTTGAACGGGAGTAATGCTCCTTGAGGGTGTTATTCATATCCTTTTCAATTGTTTCACGGTTTGCGAGAACGTAGTCGTAAATCTCCTTTTCAATGAACCAACGGAAGAAGTTGAGTTGTCCTACAGTTGTTACGAAAGGGGTCTGACCACGTGCTTCAAACTGAATACGTTCACGACGGCAGAAGGGGTCAAAGAGTCGCTTTGAATACGCATTGAGCTCACGCTTATAGTTGAAATAAACGAGGAAATGGCGATTCTCCTTTGTAAAGGAGGTATTCATCTTCTTCGCATAGTTGGTCACAAAGTAATCGACCAAACGGAGGCTGATTTCGGAGTTGCCTTGTAGGATTGATAGTAATTTCTCTAGGTTGCCCGGAATAGTATAAAATTCCTGTAGCCATAAAACGACCTGATCTTGTTTACATAGTACGCGCTTCTGGTTTTTGAAGGTAACGGCACGACGCTCCAAACCAACAGGTCCAGCCGGAGTTAGGGAATTCATTAGAATCGGCGTGTGCTCCATCTCGGTCATCGTGTTCTAAGCATAGAAAAAGAACATACATTTTAAACCGTAGCAGAACGAGGTCAATACGTCTGTATAAAATCCACAGATACCTAAGTAGGAAGGGCGAATGTCCGTAACAGTTTTTTTAGCAAATCAGGGGTTCACCCTGCCTGCTACCAATTTTGATGATACACGCCGTGAAGCATACTTTAAAAATCCGGCGGATCCGAAAAACAAGTTATTGCCGGAGGAGGAGAAGATTTTGAGGGCTTTGGGGATTAATAAAGAGAATGCCGATTGTTTGATGCCGTATTTAGGACGTTTCTTCAAGCAGTTACCAAAATGTCAATCGGATGCGAATCTTGTTTTGGCAAAAGACTGCGAAGTTGTACAACATGTATTATGGGAAACGTTGTTTGCGGCACGAGCACGTAGTCAGAAAGCGTACGATGAAAATTGGATGACGAAGAAACCTTGGGCTGATATACAGGTTGCTATCAATAACGAGGTGATTAACGATTTGAAACCGAAGAAGGAAATGCTAAATGATATTGATAGACTATTTACTTTGATACTCAAAGCGGAAATCCCGGTAGCATCTGGGCTGGTTGCGCAGGCACCCGTCGCACCCGTGGCACCCGTCGCACCCGTTGTGCCCGTTGTGCCATCGGCGCCGATGGCTGAGCCATCAAAACCGATTGACGTCAATGATATTTTTACTTTGATAGTACCGAGCAAGATAGATGAAAATCCTCAGCCATTGACTCCATCTCCACCAGGATCTCAAATGGGTCCAGACGAGGCAGGTTCAGCGATTACAGCACCATCGGTAAAGACAGATTCAACAAAGTCTTCATGGTTCACACGGAAGAAGAAGACCCCTTTTACTTCGGCACCGGTTGAGCCGCAACCTGAAGAACCGGCTAAACCATCATGGTTCTCACGATTTACACGAAAGGCAGCGAAGAAGACACCGTTTACAGCGGTACCAAGTGAAACAGTTCAACCAACGGATGCGTTTGAGCAAGAAAATCCTATGCTAGCAAAGGGTCCAACGCCTACATCATCGGATAAGAAGTCACCATTTACAAAGGAGGGAACACAACTTCTTTTCAATACTCCACCAACATCTGAAAATTATGAAGGTCCAGCCAATCAACCTGGAAAGAGCCCATTTACGGCTGGACCAAGCCAGCCAGTTGAACCAACGGATGAATTTCAACAAGAGAATCCTATGTTGGCACGGCGTCCGTCTATTAATCAGGAAGGCAAGAGCCCGTTTACAGCAGGACCTAGACAGGTGCCGATAGGCGGACCTGAACGTGGACCGCCACTCAATGTAATACCTACAGAGGATGATATTAAGAATCAGTGTGAAGGGAAACCGAGACCGACAGAGCGCGAGTTAAATATAGAAGAATTCAAGCGGTCCATGTATTTCTTTTATTCCGTAAAGACCCAAACCGATGTTGATCTACGGACACCCGCCTTGGAGCCGGTAGTAGAATCAAAATTCATCGGTGACTGGCAAAAGGCAATTAAGGGAGCTCGTAATAAACTTACAGCATCCTTAAAATTCCTAGATGTTCCTGCCGATAAATTGGTAGAACTAAATAACTTATATAAGATATTTATTAACGGTGGCGATCGTCCCAGTCCAATTCTAGCGTTTAATTGTAATAAAATAGGAGAGACAGCGGCTGTATTTCTTGAACGATTATATCCAACAATTGAACGAACACCCAGCCAACGCATATATTTATTCCAACACGCTGATTGGCCGGCGGGAACTGGAAGTGATATTACCTTAGAAACCCCTAAGACGGTGAATGGTGTAGATATATCGATTCGCGACAAATCACGCAACGATTATTTTGTAAGCGAAGGAATGCGCCATTTAACAATTCTTACAACGCAAGATATAGATTACAGTGAAAATTACGACTTTGATTATAATATTCAAGGTAAACATATAACCGATTATCTTCTCATGCGCGACCTGTTCGCCAAGAATAAGAATTATGTATTGGATATCAGTCCGCAGTTGATATACTTATTTTACAAGGAGCGTAATCTCCCTCGTCCTACACCTGAGGGGCATATGATTACTATTCAAGACGCCTTCTTTAAGAATGCCTTTGGCGGCAATCATATACCGCCACAACTCTCAACCGATCCACCAGTTCAGGAACAGATAGATATGGCGTATTATGCAATATGTAATGCTATTACAATAGGTGATGCCAAACCGTACAAGTTTTATTCAAAGCCTATATCTAGCAAGTTACCGGATATCATAGAATGGTTAGAAAACGCAACACCTAAGCAATATCAAACAATAAAGAATTTGATGGCGTGGGCTGTATCGGAAAAGGCGCCCATTGAACAGGCAGCACTTTTGGATCTTTTCAAGTCGGTTGCGAAGAAGCCACAATCGTTTTTCAACAAGATGTTCACCAGGAAAAATAAGAAAAACAAGAATACAGCGACAACAAGGAAGAATAAGGCACGAAATCAGGCACAAAATGAGGCGGCGGAGGTTGAGGCGCTAGCGCTAGCACAAGCACAACCACAAGCACAAGCACAAGCACAAACACAAACACAACCGGTACAAATGCCTCCTACAGCGATTCGCCCATTACCAAATACACAAGGAATCTCGCCGATTGAGCTCGCACGCCAACAGCAAGCCCCTCAACGTCTATTGTTAGAAGCCCCAGCCGTCCCTGCTAAGAAAGGAAAGAAGGGAATGAATAATACGACTCGGAATAATATACTACGAAAGGCTCAACCGAGACCAGGTTCAGTAGCCGCCGAGTTAGGCATATCACCATCACGAGTGATGCCAACCACCGCAACACAAGTGCCTGTAAAAGCAAGTGCCCCTAGACCAGGTTCAGTTGCCGCAGCACAGGCAGCCGCAACGGCACCCTCAGCGGCACAAGTTTTAGAGCAAGGACGACGGGAATTGAGAGAATTACAAACAGCAGAACCTCCTCCAGATGTGAATGAACCTCCATTGGTGTTGGAAGAGCCGCCGCCAGTCAATCCACCGCAACGACAATGGGCAAATTTCTTCCGTGGACGTCCTGGTCCTTATATTAACAAACCTACTATGTCCCCAGGTGAGGATATAGATTCTATGTTAATCAATGAAGCATCAGAACAGGTGCCAACAACGACAACAACACCAACAACGACACCAAATGTATGGACTGGAACGCCAACGGTATCTGGAGCAACGAATCTAGGTGTTAGAACTCCAGAAGAGCAAGCATTGATAAAAGAACGCCTAAATGCCCGTAATGCGAAGACGAGACGTAATGCGGCGACAAGAGGTCGTAATGCTCTAAGAAGAGCCCTCAAAACACGGCGGTTAGAGAACATTCGCCGGCGCGCTACAAATCTACAGCGCGAAGAAGCACGCGAAGAAGAGCCGGTAACAACACCAGTTTTATCAGCAGAAGAGAAGGCTCAGCGACAGAGGAATATTACGGAAGCGAAACAACGCATTCTACAACGTCAAACGAGGGAGCCTTCATTTAAGTCAAAATGGAATAAGATGGCGGATTGGAGAAAACACAAATTTATTCAGCAATTTGCAGATAAAATTGCAGAAAAGAGAATGATGGATGAGGCGCAGGCAATTATTAATGAAGCACGCCGACAGGATACTGCGGTAGCTGCTATAGTACGCAGAGAGCCTACTGCTGAAGAACTTGCGGAGTTGGAGGCATTATAATCCTTAGGGAGCCCGGAATAAAAGATAAAAAAATACATTAACCTAATAATAGAGTATGGCTACATTGTTAGGTTATACAATCGCAAACGATGAAGAAAGCGTAAAACTTCGTCAGGCTTCGCCGGTCGGTTATATACCCAAAGACGAGGAGGCGCTCTTAGAGTTTGGAATTCTTATTCGTAAGAACAACGCTGTCGTTGGTAATACCAATCTTAAACTAAACCCCGAGCAGATTCGCGACTTTTTGAACTGGATTATTGGAAAACGCTTACCTCCTTTGCCTGATTTAGTTCGTAAGTTTTTATGCCTCAAGCGAGCACGTATTGTAAATAGTCAGGCGAGCACCGGTACTAGCTCCGCACTAAGAACAAAGGAGAAACAAATGATTGCGGAGATTGATACTCTTTTACACGACGATGGTGTAGCAAATCCTGAAGATATGGATAAATGTTTAGCGCAGAATGCTGGTAAGTATGATGCCGCAGGTGGGGCAGAGGCAGCATTAGCTGGCGCAAAGAAAGTACCAAAAGAAGCTGCTGGAGGTACGGGTCCTACAGGTCCTACGGGACCTACAGGTCCAAAGGGTAATTCGGTACCATTACAAACTGGTGTAGGTCCGGTTGGTGTAGAAGAACCCGCAAACAAAACCGTTAGTACAAAAGATTCGCACTGTACAACTATTGTAAATTGTGATAGTACCGCGGTGATGGGAGAATTGAAAGAATTAAAAGAGTCGGTAAAAACTATTTTGGAACATTTGAATACGGTTACAACAACTACACCACCGGCACCTCCTACCCCATCGGTTCCACCTACTCCACCCAGTCCATCTGCGTCTGAGCATTCGGTTGCCAGTGATGTTGAACATCTTAAGACTAATACAACGGATTTTAAGGGAATTTTTGACCGTTTGACCCAAATGGAAAGTAAATTACGTGAACTTATTGAATCGTCAACGGTTGTAGAACGATCGGAGAAGGCGGTTGAAGCCGCAACAAGCGCAGACCATACTGAACTCAAGAAACTACTTGAAGAGATTTTAGCGATATTAAAGGGTTCTAAGCCACCTACGGCACCGGAGGCGGCTGTTGTAGAGGAGAAATTAAATGGTGTAAAAGAGAGTACGGAAAATCCTGATATACTTCGTATATTAAAAGCGATTCAGGTACAGGTGAATCAGATTAATGGTGACGATCCTGACAATTCAATTTTAGAAATCGTAAAAAATCTTAAGATACAACTGGGCGAAGTAAAGGAGTCGGTGAATAATAATCCGGCACGTATTATTGAAACAATTAATACCGTTCTACCAGGTGTCAAAGAGGGAATGGATAAATTGGATTCTCAGTTTGAGGCTGTACTGGGTGGAATACGAAATATTCGTAGTAATATCAGTGGTTTAAGCGAAAAAATCCCAGCGGACCGAACGGAGGAGATTTTGGCTGCTATCCGTGCCATTCCTCCTTGCCCAGATTATGGGCAGCAGTTTACTCATATTGATAATTCAATCAAGGCGGTCTATGCTGCTGTACAATTGGTTGCGGGGCAAGAGTATAATCAGCGTTTTGATGAGTTGAATCGTAAGGTGGACGATTTGATGGCGTTGATGCGTAGATGCTGTGGTGAGGGACAACTGGCATTGCCTGCGCCTTCACCTGCGCCTTCACCTGCGTCCGTGCCTGCTCTTGGACCCTATGAATTACCACCAACACCACCATTGGCTCTTGAGAATGGTGGCGAGGATGTGTTGGGACCCTTGGCTATTGAGGATGCGCGTAGACGGCGTTTAGTTATTTCAAATAATGAAACTAAAGAACCACAGTTAAGACAACGAGATGAGCAAAGTTCTCGTAGATTATTTGGAGGACCAGAGCGAATCCGCAAAGAACCGACACTTCTTGAGGATGGTAGTGGGTTAAAAACAGTACCTAGCCCGACGAGACGGCGTTTGGTCATTTCAAATAATGAAACTAAAGAACCACAGTTAAGACAACGAGATGAGCAAAGTTCTCGTAAATTATTTGGAGGACCAGAACGAATCCGCAAAGAGCCGGTAATATTAGACGAAGAAGAGGACGAAGAGGACAAAGAGGACGAAGAGGACGAAGAGGAGAAAGAGGAAGAGAAACCAAAGCGAAAACGAATTATATTGGAGAACAATAATAGTACGAATGTACCAAAAAGAAAAGAAGAGCCAAGTTCTCGTAAATTATTTGAAACGGTAAAGTCTCGTGGATTACCGGCAGGTAGTGATAGCAGCAACAATAACGAAGAGCCACCATTACCTCCAAATAATAACGAAGAGCCACCTCTACCACCATCTAATAACAGCAACGAGGCAGAAGAAGACGAAGAAGACAAAGAAGGCAAAGGAAAGTATAAACGCAAGGAAAAAGAGGCAGAGCCATCCCCATCAACTAAACGCAGTAATATAGCCATAGGTGTTGGACAAGAAAATCGTTCAATCACCGACTTAACGAAAGGATTGAAAGATGCTGTTATTCGTGAAAAACCATTTGGTAAAAGTATAAATCAAAAGGAAAAACTCAAACAGCTGAAAGAGCTCCAAGCCGCCTATCAAGATGGCGCAGACTATGACGATGTAAAAACGAAGATTGACGAATTTTTGGAGGACTTTAACGACGAAGGTCCATTAAAATCGGCACTTTCGAAAGATATTGATCTAGATGAAGAGCATTTAGCGGCGTACTTGAAAAATCTATTTGATGCGATTGAGGGATTTGAAAAGCCAACAGAGAAGCAAGATAGTTTTAGACAACCTAGAGGCACCCGTAGAGCCATTCAGGCAGCAGAGGCATTTAAAGTAGGAACTAAAAAGAATCCTGCCAATAAAAGAAAATCTAGCCGTTATACAAGAAAGTTACGTAGATGAATATTCTCCTGAAGGCAAAGTATAGTTTTTATAGCGCCCTGGTCTTTTTCTTAGTCGCCAATCCCGAAACCTATAAGATTACTGATTGGATATTTGGCGACGTATTTCCTCCTATAGCGAATAATGCCGGCGCCCCAACCCCCGTTGGCTTATTTCTACATACCATACTTTTCTTCGTGGTCATCCTATCACTGATGATGTTCCCACGCGACTAAAATATCGCCCGGCTAGTTAAGGAGAAAGCGAATGGCGCTAACACGTAAATATCATCCTACTCGTTATTACGCTGGTCTATCAAAGACCCAAAAAGCAAAGCGTTATAAGGAGATTCAACACTTTGGCAAAATCAATTGGCGGTCCCCTAAAGCCTACCAGGGGTTCAAAACGGATAAAGGCGTCAAAACAAAGACCTCGTCGTATGTTGAACAACTCACACGTAAGTTCAAACAACTCGGCGTAGACCCTAATAAAACGAAGTCCCTCAAGGCGAAGGCGAACGTCACGGGCGTTCCTCTTAAATACCTCAAAGCCAGCTACAACCGAGGTCTCGCCGCCTGGCGCACCGGTCACCGTCCAGGTGCCACCGAGCAGCAGTGGGGATACGCCCGTGTTGCCTCACTACTCGTCTGCGGTAAAACCGCTAAAGGACCCGATTCTGATATTGTTCGAAACGCCAAGAAATCTTCAGCCGGTGCCCGCAAATGGTGGAAGAATTGTTAATCCATTGAAAGGATAATATGTCAGGCGGACCCTTAGCATTAGCACCGTGCGAAGGCACAGCACATGTAGGAGAAACTACGCTTTCACGGTCCGAATTGGATGAGCTGAGACGAATCCTTGAAAGCGATGATGTAGAGAAAAAGGATATTATAAATATCATTAAATCATTAAAAATTACATTAAACAACCAATATGATTTAAATCTGATGAAAGAAGCGGAGGCAGTCATTTCAGGCAAAGGAACTCGTAGAAATACCGTAGGAAGAGCGGTCAATTATCTTCTGACAATTATCAATCGGGTTTTTCCGAAGAGTGTCGGCGGCAAACGCACTCGCCGTCGTCGTCGCCATTCTAGACGCCGTAATTAGCCGGTGCCATCCCATTCTTCCCAGTCAAGTCCTTATTCGCCTGCTCAATGAGCGGAGGAATAAGAGCCATCGCCGCCCGTGAAACAAACCAGCCATTCGTCATATATTTGAACATGCGGTCTTGAAACATCGTCTCTACCCGCACCCAGTGTGTCACTTCGTCCCATTCAGGATGAATACGCTTCTGATACTGGTAGCACCGATGGACGTGATAGGAGCAGAGCAAGTCCGCTTGGCGTACGACATGATAGACCCGATTCCATTTACCGTGGTCAGGAAAGACCGGCTTTCCGTCCACCATCTCCGCCTTCAACTTACTATAGGACATCGTCGTGACCATCGCCAAAAGCTCCTCCGCCCGCTCATCTGACCATCCAATACTTGTTAGAAATCCCAGGATATGGTGTGATGCTTCTACAACATCCACGTACTTCTTATCTACACAGTCGTGAAGAGCGGCAGCGTAACGTGCCATCTCCTTCTCGTCTTCGTTAAATGACCAATCCATCAACTTCTCAACAAACCCAACACAATCACGAGAATGAGTTACATCGTGACTAGGGTCTATATTATGTTCTTTACAGAAATCGTCAATAAATGTGTATAGTATGTCCATTTTTGGCATCTCTAACACACCAGGCATCGTTCTCAATTTTTTCTACAATACTAAAGTAAGAATGAGCCAACTGTTTAACAATAATCCAAGGGGGCATCCCAGACTTAAAACGCTAGGATACGGCACGGAGGAAAAGGCGCTCAATTCCGTTAAGAAACTTAAGCAGTTCCCTAAGGCGTATCAACATCAAGCCGCAACTACGATGTATTATAGGGCGAAATATCACGCAAATCAGACCCGTAATATGCGTAAGGCAATGAAGGTATATAGTAAGTTTCTAAAAACCCTTAAGAACAAACCCCACAAAAAGTGAACACCCATTTATAAATACTACCATTGAGTAAAATGGCGGTATTTATAAAGAAAGTAAGCCCTGCTACAATAGAGAATGAAGCAGAACTTCAAAATGTAGCGGCGTCTTATGAATTTGCTCCGAAAGTCTACTTAGTTACAGAGGATGAAATTCATATGGAGAACCTACAGGAGATGTGTATTGCCGATAAGTATGGTGAAGACCCTAAAGATATTCCGCCTCGTATTTGGGTCTCTATTCGTACTATAATTCATACCTTATATTACAGAGAAGGTATTGAATATATTGATATTACACCGTATAATTTCGTTGAAAAGGACGGAAAGGTGTATATTATTGACTTTGGACACGCTAGTTATTACAAGTCCAAAGAGACGATGAACTGGTTCGTCAAGCAGTTTCTAGAGGACGGTGTCAATGAATGGAATCCAGATTTCAAGTAGCCGCGGATTTCCGTATGAGTGCTTTAATATATAAATCGTACGCTTTTTGTTTACTAATAAATCCGTAGGTTTTGGACCACCGATCTGGAACATTCGCTTTATACGTTGAGAAAAACGTCTCAATCTTCTGTTTGATATCTTCGCTGAGAAGACTAATATCCCCCATTGTTCCATAATCTTCCCCAAGGACGCATAGAACCTTTTCGTCCATTCCGTGCTCGTCCTCCATAACTAACGCACCAATAATATGGACCTGATACGTTGTATCATTCTTAATATCATTACTATCGCGAATAATCAATACATCGAGTTCATCTCCATCTGAGCCGAGCGTACCTTGGAAAAAGCCGTACGCAAATGGATATGGATGACTTGCCGGCATTTCACGGTCTATCACAAGTTTTCCTGCGCTCTTATCATATTCATATTTGATAAGACCGCCCTTTTCAATTTCAATATATACAGGAAACGCAGGATCCATTGGTACAATGGTTTATATGTATACTAATAAAAACGTTTTAGATACCCCGTAAAAATTGATCCAGCGCAGGTTATAATAATCCTATGTAACAAGTAAAATGGGCTTTGATCTCAACATTCACGCCGATCTAATGATTTGTTCGGATACAGGAAAGCCTTATTACTATAGTGACGATAATCGTAGTTCATTTACGCGCATTTACGATTTATCCAAACTCATAGTTCCAAAGGACTATCGTCGGTTTCTTAACCAACGAGGCTTAATCTTTCACGCCTATACAACAAATGTCTTTGAGAACTATAATATAATTGATGTAAGTATCACCGACTTTCTAAAAAAGTATCCGTCGTGGGAGAATGTGAAGAAGTTTGATGAGGAGTGTATCTACTGGACAGAAAAGGACCACGACGAATTTAAGAAGGCGCTAGAATGGTTTAGCAACGATTGTATTCAGTATCGGATTTGTTGGTCATATTAATTCGGACGAATAAGTAAGATGGAACGGCTAAGAGACGCCGTAATAAGAATCGGCGAAGAGGAACTCATCAATTGTGTTCTCGTTCAAGCCGGTGTAAGAAACGCTTTTTTACTTCAGTATATTGACTATGGGGAAAACTCACCATACGACCCAGAATCAAGCCGAAAACTCGCAGGAATACGAAAGTATTTTCCTGATTTGAAGCATTCGGACTCTGTACAAGGTATGATTATCTCCAAAAACCGGTATACGTTGGACGAGAGTTATAACGAGATAGATATGGGCAAAATTCTTGGATTTCCGTGTGCCGAAGAGTTTGATTATATTTTGAATCACGAGAATGAACCATCGGTGTTCATACAAATTATTGCTCATTTGAAATCTGGGGGAGATGAGGACAAAGTCCAAATTATGGTCTATCGGTGCCGAGATATAACTCATTTTCCTGAAGCACAAGCATTTGCGAAAGAAGCCGAACGGGTGTTGAAAAAGGACCCGCTCGTTGGACCAATTATTGAACGTATTGAGGCGACGAAAACTATACGATTTGAAGAGTCTAGAAGAGTGAACCGAACCAAGTCATTTCGTAAGCGCGCGAGGTCCCGTCGTCGCTCTCGGGCGTCTCGAACACGAAAGGTAAACCAGGGGCGGCGATAGACGCCTCTTTACAAAACACCGCCAGTTCATCCTCACCGATTTTGCCCTCTCCGATGTTGGCGTGACGGTCTACATGGGCGCAGCACGCCGTCAACGAGTCGTTGAGATGAATCACGCCGACATTGGACCAGCCAATTTTCTCACCAATCAACGCCGCCAATCCCGTCATCTTATAGCCGCAGGCAAAGACGTGACAGGTATCTACGCAGCAGCCGAATGTATCAGCGCCATACACACCGACCAAGTCCTGAATAAAGGCACCGAACACGCCCAAATCACGAGCGACTTCGGTACCCTGACCTGCGCAGGTTTCAAGAAGCAAACGGCAGCAAGGAACGCCGCTATCACGTGCGGCGTCCAAGACCGCGCAGAAGAAGCCCCGCATACGACGGAGACCCTCGGCTTCCCCCATTTTGAGGGATTTACCGACGTGAATGACTACTCCTCGTGCGCCCATACTGGCGCCCTTCTGGAGGAGGTTGATGACGAGCGAAACGAGACGCTTCCAGCCGCTAGTATCATCGCCCGCCGTATCGGACCAAGAGCATGGATTGATGATATAGGGCGCATGAATGAAGAGGCGAACATTAAGTTTTGTGACCGTCGCACGAACCGAATCACACGTTGCCGGCGTCCACGCACAGTGGGCGAACGATTTCGGCGACGCGGCAAATATCTGCGCAGCGGAGAAGGAAGGAAGTTTACCATGGAGGGAATGAAGAAAGGAGGAAAAGCCGGTACCGTGACTGCCAACACCGGTGCCGCAGTGATAGCCAATAGGAGGAAGAGACATTGTTGCCGTACCCCGTCAAACCGAGAAACGTACTTTCAATTTTTTCACAAGCCCACTTAGGGGTATGCGATACGACATACTATTATTAGTTTTCGCAACGGTATTGTTGCTCTACATCGCTTCAACCTTCTCCGCACCAAAAGACACAATTTTTCTATGTACAACATATTTTGACTGCCCGAGACGTGATGGATGGGCAATGTTTCAAAACGGTGTCAATAAAATTCGTGCGCTCCATGACCAGCAGACACTCGCACGTATTGATAAATGGGTCGTCATTAACGAATATTCGGCAAAACCGAGGGCAAATTGGGGAAAACTCATGAGCCAAAAGTATCCGTTTATCACCTTTTTACAAAAGAGTCAGCAGGACGAAGGGCAGGCAAAATCTCTAAATATGGTACTCTCGTATGCGCAGCCATATACATATTGGTTCCATTGGGAGGAGGGCTGGGAACCGACAAAACCGTTCCTCAACAACGCCCTCACGATTATGGATAAAACGAATATTACACAACTACAATTGACGCGTCATGAAACCGATAGTACAAAACCGAAAACATGTAATACAATTGCCGCAAGCGAACAGTTTTGTATTGTTCATCCTACAAAGGAGATTGATGAGCACCAGGGGCGAGAGCACCTAAAGACCTCGGACGATGTCCACCGTTATTGGCCGTATTATTCATTGCGCCCATCGCTTAATCGTGTAGTATTTTACAAATCTCTTGGCGAATTTTCAACGAATAAGTTTACTCCTCCGCTCACTGCGGAATACGACTATGCGGTACGTTGGTATCGTAAAGGCGGCGTAAAAGGTATATTCAAAGATGCCCCGCTTAAACGCCCCGCAAATTATGTGAGTACTCATGACTAAAAAATTTGATAATGATATCTTATTTAAATAATTAGATAATAATCATCTGAATGACGAACGTTCAGTATGCGTCCGATCTTCATCTAGACCAATTGTCACCCAATACAGAATTTTATACTCTTATCAGTCCAACTGCACCGATTCTTATCCTCGCAGGTGATGTCGCATCCGTATGGTCCAATGTGTATAAAGATTTCCTGGTATGGTGTTCAATTAACTGGAATTATGTGATTCTCGTCACGGGAAATCACGAGTATTTCTGCGAGTCGAACTCCCCCCATAGTCGCCAAGAGACCGAACAACTATTAAAACGCCTCAGTGCTGTACTTTACAATGTCCATTTTCTTCAAGCCGGTCAGACGTATAAGATTCCTAACACCAAGCTCGTCTTTATTGGCGCAACCTTATACTCCGATATCAGCAAAGAGATTCATGATGAAGTCTTAGGCAAGGGTGATTTCACAAGGACATTCATTGAGCGTGATACTATACTTTGCCGAACCCATCCGACCGACCATGTCAAAGCGCATAAACGCCACCGACAAGCACTTGCCGATGCGATTCGCGCCGTCCCAAGGAATCATAAGGTCGTTGTTGTAACCCACTATTTACCAACCCATCGGCTTCTAGAGCCTGAGTACCAGGACGACCCTTGGCGATCTTGCTACGCCTCGAAGGACGACGACCTTTTCAGACCACCGGTCCGTGTGTGGATTTGTGGGCACGGGCATCGCAGCACTAATATTCGTGCAAAACATAATATCCTCGTCGCTATGAACGCCCGAGGATATAAGCAGTACGAACTCAATCGTAAGGTGGATGTGTATGACCCTGAGGCAAAATTCATTCTCTAAACCCAATATAAAAATGTCCGTGGCAGACGCGGAGGCAGAGGCAAAGGCAGCCGCAAAGGCAGCCGCAGAGAGGGCGAAATGGCACCGACAACATTTATTGGCGGTGCGATTACTTACACGTAATGGAAGAAATACAAGCAATTTCACACATAAAAAATATAGAAAGGAAGTTGAGAACTATGTTTAATGCCGAAGAGGAGGCGCGAAAGGCGGCAAGGGCGGCGAAAGCGGCAAAGAGAGCAAAAGAAGAGCCAGAACTTCTTCCAATTGAGCCGGCTTGGCGTAATGCGATGGAAAATAGGCTACTTGCTGGTGTCAAACGAAGCAGGCACAGAACCAGCCGCAGAACCAGACGCCGCCAGCGTCTGCTTTAATTTTTCCAAGTACAGAATACCGTCCATCAGTTCCTCTTGAGCGTGCTGAATCCAATCCCCCGCTCCCAAGTCCGTACGGTCCAACGTGACCCCGTACTTTGTCACGCCCACCGCAGAACGCTGTAGAAATTTGGCGACAACCGCACGAACAACAGAATCGGTACAAGTATCCATCTCTTATATTTGTTAGAAAGCGCAGGAAGTTTAGATAACCACCCCATAAAATTTGATTCCTTATTACGTTTCAAAGCATAATAAGCAATCAAACCCAATGAATCTCTTACATACAAGAACTATCGCAGCAAAAAACGCCTGCTTTCGTCTTCAGTACGCCAGTAATCTACATATCACAAATCACGAAAAGCCCTTGTTCCCGCTGTTCATTCAGCCCACCGCACCTCATCTTGCTATTGTTGGAAATGTAGGAAATCCAAAAAGTGATTATTACCGTAGTTTCTTCGCATGGGCTTCATCCCGTTGGAAGTCTATTATTTATGTTCCAGGTGAAGTTGAGCATAAGGTGATGGAGAGTCCATATGAAATTATAAAACATCATCAAAATATATTTATGTTAGATAAACATAATCAGTTTTATATTTATGAGCCGTATAAACTTGCTCTATGGATACCAACCGAAACTAGTTCTTATAGACAACTCTTTATATTTACGTATGGTTGTGAAGAGCGACGTACATATCTTGAACACCATGGAACAATTTACAGTCATGGACTCAACGGAGAAAATAAAAAGATATTTATCAACTCTCGTGGTTGTAACGAAAGCCCAGATGTTGGATTTAGCACAGAGGCGGTGATGAGCTTCTCTAGCAAAAATATGAACTAAAAATATAAAGACATGTCCTCAAAGAAATATGATATGACCGCCAAGGGAGTGATGAAATGGGCACACCATGAACTGAATCATGTGGGTAATCTTGTTGGTGTAAAAGACCCCGATATTCAGTATGCCTATGCTCAGAGCGTTGTGAACGGAATGCTCCATTTACGTGATGCGTTATTTGAATTAGTCAATGATCCTAATTACACCGAACACAAAGTTGATCTCCTCAAGACACATGATAAAGTTGTTCGTGTAGTGAAGCATCTTATTAAGGATTTCAATGTAAATCTCGAGGAGATTAAGACATTTAACACGCATCGTGTATTGGGCAATCTCTCGTACCTCTCGAACAATGTAGCGGTTGGCGGACGTCGTACTCGCAAGAATCGCCGATACTAAATTAGAATGGGAACGGAACTCGCCGATTTTTTATCGTTGACCGGTGTTGCGACCGTAACACTTCCACTCATTGGTGCTATTGTATCCTCAAAGAATACAATAGACTATATAATTGTCACTCTTGTATTAATTGGAGTTGTAATAGGCTCAAAACTATTGAAACAGATAATTAAAGATCCGAGACCGAAGGGTGCGATGAATTGTAATATCCGAAACGGCGGCGGATCTGCTGAGGGTGAATACGGTATGCCATCGGAGCATATGGCGGTCAGTTCATTTATGATTTTTTCTACGCTGTTAATCGGCACAAACTCCGCAATTTTATGGGGAGCAGGATTTATATGGTTAGCAGCGATTGGTTGGGCTAGGTATGTAAAACATTGTCATTCGTTGGCACAAGTTTTAGGAGGAATAGTTTATGGAGGTGGGGCTGCGGCGGTCCTTCAATTTATATTAAAAAATCTTCTATAGTAGAAACGAAATGGCAACTGTCGGACGCGCAAATCATGCCTCGTACATGAACACCAGCCGCCTGTCATATTATTCAACGGCGAACTATTACAATAACTTTTTTGCCTATACGACCAGCGTCAATGCCCAGGGCACCACGGTAGGTACCTTTACCCCTGTCAGCGGTGCTACCCTCGCGAATTGCCCGGCGGGTCGTGTCCTCCGTGAAACCGGTCGTAAACTTTACCCTGGCGCTAACCCGAGCGTCAACACGTACATGGTGAGTGTATATGATGCGCAGACACAGCTCACGGGCTTCATTGACCCGAATGCGTCCATGTTCACTATTTACAATACGGATAAGCCCAATTTCATTTCAGATGGAGTTGATGCGGCGTCAGGTGTGGGAACGGATGCGGCTATGTCTATTTACACGCTGGGTAATATTACAGCGGGTGGATTTGTCTCTACGGCGAGCTATATTACGTCGGCATCCTCTATTACGGCGGCGAAAAGCGTGACAGCAGGTACATACTACAGTAGTGGTGTTATTGCCCCTGCTATTTATTATACTGGATATACACAATTGAATTATGCTAATGCGGCGGGTTCAAATAACGCCGATGTCTTTGCGAATCCCGCATTAGCCAATGTAGCAAATATCACTATAATGAGCACAATGACAAATCTTACTGGCTCAGTCAATCTTTACCTTCGTGATCCTACAAATCCTTCAAATCCTTTGAGCACGCCAGTTCTAGCTGTAGGTGAGCCGTTTACAGTAGTCGTAAACAATCAAACGAACGGAACGCCGCATATCCAATTCTCTGGCAATGAGATTCGTGCCCAGCAGCCAACACAGTATTACATGTCCACTCTATCACGCACAGTCTACTCATTTGTAAGTCTAAATAACAGCGGACCTTCGAACGGCGGCGGTCCTGTATTCTTGGCGACAAATGGCGGTGTAGCGAACCAGAATACATACCCTGCGTAATCATATTGAACACACTATATTTCATATAGTTAATTCAAAAAAAACACACATTTACGCAGTAGGGTACGAAGGATCCATGAGGATGCCGCACTGACCCGCACCACCATTGTACACCTTACCCTTGCCGAGAAGGATGTAGCCGTTCATGCCCCAGTCGGCACCCCAAGAGTTCTTCACCTTCCAGAACTCATTGCCTGACGCCGAATCAGTACCGTAGCCGACGGCGAGAACACCGTGGTCAAGCTGGGTGCCGCAGGCAGCGGTCATGACACCACCAGAGTAGAGCTGGAACGAGTTCTGGTCCGCCTCTACAGCGACCGAGACGGGCTGCTGGGCAACAGCGGCTTCAAGCGCAGCCTCAGAGTTGACCGTTACATCCGTGTACGATTTGATGGTCGCAACGACCTGCTTCGCCTTGGCAGCCGAGCAAGCACTATCAACAGCCGTATAAGGGTAGTTCGCTTCCGAAGTAAGACCCTTGTTGATAATAATGTATTCAAACGCGGAATCCATAAGACCGCCGTTACAGCCCTGGTTACCCTGGGCGGATGAGCAATCAACGAGCTGCTGTTCGGAGAGAGAGACGAGTGTACCGTTGGAGAGAAACCAGGCACCTTCAACCGAGCCGGTCGTGGAGAACGCCCAGCAGGAGCCGCACTGACCCTGGTTCTTGACGGGTGTTACGGCACCCTTCGTGGTCCAGTCAACCGAGGCAGGGGCAGCAATAGAAGGAACAGTGAAGTTACGGTGGGGAAAAGAGCGACGGTGGGATACAAAGGTGTTGTAGCCACCAGTGATGTACTGGGCGGCGAATTCGTCGGCGGTGAGATCGGCGAACTGGTTCATACCCATTGTCCAGGAGTGACCGGCGGCATTGTGTGCCTCAACCTTCGCAAGGTTGGAGCTCCAGACATATTCACGGTATTTCGCAACTTCGGTGGAATTGTAAGTACGGTTGTAAGTAGCAGCCCAGTCAGAGAAAGGGGACGCAGCGACTACGGCAAGGAACGAGAGAAACGCTAGCATGGTATGTATATAAATATATGGAAGACTTTAAATCACCGGACACTTTTTTTTCTTTTCATTCTGTAGAATGGCAAAAAATTACCGCAAAACACGCAAAAATAATCGCAAAAATAAGCGTACTTTAAAAAATCGTCGTGGAGGACAGCGTGCGAATGCGAGTACTTGCCCACCGGGTCAGATGGGCGTGAATTTCAAAAACTGGGGTGGAGCATGCGGACCGACAAATAGTTCATACAATCTTATGATGGGTAAAACGTCAAATTAAACGGGTACAATCTGTGCCCCGTCAACACGCTCCTCAGGCGGCACATAGCGCAACCCGAGGAACGCAAAGATATCCTTCTCGCCCTTCATACCCGGCGGCATAGGTGCCGATGAACCTTTCAAAGGCACCATTGTATGCTCATTGAGCGTATAGCCCTTATCGCCCGCATATTTACGAAAGGCAACGTTGAATTTGTCGGAGCCGGTAAAGTATAGAAGAGCGTAGGCGTACTCGGAAGGCATAGTGAGAAGCAGATCCAGGCGGCGTGCCTTTCCAGGTGTCTCTGCTGAGCCTACCCGTACATAGCCCATCCACTTCTTCTCACCGCTCACCAACTCGTCTATGATATAATCGGACTCCTTCAATCCAGCAATAAATGTTTCAAAGAGAGCGTGGGCATCTTTCACAGAAGCACTCTTTGGTGTGAGGAGCATATCTATATCACCGCTATTAGCAGCCCCACGGCGATAAGAGCCGACAACGACTCCTTTGAGCCCCTTTGGCATAAACGCCTGTAGGACGTCCTCGTGGACTGTCATTTCCTCGCGAGGAATGCGCAACGTAGCCGTTGCGTGATACTTGAGACCCATCTTTTGGGTCGCGTTGAGCAGCGATGGATCCGCCTTTACAGCCTCAACCAACGCTGCCACGCTCTTAATGCCGGCGGCAACAAGTTCGCGCGCCTTTACTGGACCGATGCCATGGACGGTCAACAATTCATCTACGGCGTCAATAGCATACTTCTCTTTTACTCGCTCCGCCGACGCTAGAGAGCCGGTGGCGAGGATTTCTTTGATTTTCTCTTCAATCTTCTCACCGATGCCCGTTACACCGGTGAGGTCGTCGTAGGACCGAATTGGGCGACCGAGCCCGCTGATTTGGTCCATGACCTTTTTATAAGCACGTGCCTTAAAGGCAGAGGTTTTCTCACCTTTGGCAAGTTCACCGCGGCGCATTGTTTCAAGCGCAGAAAGAATGGAGGACGTATAGTTCATTTTCTATTGGAGGGGAAGGAAGATTCTTGAATAGGAACACCGCATCCTGGCAAACCGCAGTACAAGGTTTCAATTTTTTCACTCGCTCGCTATAATAGGAATAGGCGGAATGGACCGTTTAAATCAAGTTTTAGATAAGGCATTTTCAAATCCAAAGACTAAAGACAATTATAAAAGCCGCCTGCGTGGTCTAACAAAGTCGCTCAACGAGGCGGATCCGCTAGTGATTTTAAAAGCGCCCGATACATACTATCCGAAATTACAAGAGTTGTACCCGTCCTTCAGTACCCGTAAGAATATGCTGACACTCGTTCTTGTCCTTTTCCGTGAAGACCCCGCCCTTAAAAGCGAGGCGCCTACAGCCGCCGCAAAATGGAAGCAATATCATGACGATCTTGTTCGAATCCAGGAAGCGAAGGTACGCCGATCGGAGCCCGAGGCGAAACAAATAGAGAAATATACAAGTTACGAGGAGATTACCGATAAATACAAAGAATTAAAGAATAAGACACCGCATAATACACTCAAATCCTCACAGCAATTCCTCTTGCTTTCTATACTGGTTCACTTGAGACCAAAGCGTGCCGATTTGGGTGCTGTCAAAATCTATAAGGAGAACGACCCACGAAAAACCGATGAGAACTATATCGTTCTGCGCACAGAGGGTACTTCTTATTTGGTGATGAACTTGTATAAGACAAGTAAGTACTATCAGACGGTGGAGGAGGATTTGCCGGATGAACTTGCGAAGGACCTGCGTACCTCGTTAGGACGCCATCCACGTAATTACGTGTTTATCAAGGAAAACGGAGAGCCAATGAGCAATAATACGTACTCGGTATTTGTAAAAAATGTCTTTGAACAGTTGTTTGGACGTGCTACGGGCGTCTCCCTGCTACGCCATATTTATATTACGGAGAAATTGGATTTTGATGATATGACATTACAAGAACAGGAGGATGAGGCAAAACTTATGCTTCATACGTCTGGGCTTCAGCGCCGATATAAATGGCCGAAGAAGGTGATTTGTCCGAAACTTTGTGCGCCGTATATGAAAATAGACGCTTCGCCGAAGACACGGAAATTTAAGCGTAAACTCTCGCCAAAACGTTCTACGAAGAAGACACGCCGTCAAGAGTCTCAATGAGTGTATGTAACGCTGTAGCAATGCCTGGAGTATCTCTATAATCACTGAGCATTGATATGACGACCGACTTTAGAAGATAGAACTTACGCTCCCAAGGGGAGACGATGGGTGCTGCCGCTCCAGAAATATCGGTCACTTCCTCCACGCCATCAATGGCGGTAGCAGACGCATCGGGTACAGCATCCTCTTCTGTAATAAGTTCGTTCTCTTCTGCGGCACCACCGATGCCTGTAGAAAGCCGTGCGTTTAAGATGTCGTCGCCGTGTTTCTTAAACGAATCCCATACAATATCATGCGCGGAAGAGCAGTACTCGGTGCCGAGTACTTCTAAGACCTCCGCTGTCTTTAGGAGTTTAATAACAGCGGCTTTGGGTTTCGCAAACGAGGGGCGTGTACGAAGTTTGAGTGGAAACCCACGAATCCATTCCACTGGCTCGCGTACAATAAAATCAATATAATTGCGAAGTAAATCTTCGCCCTTGTATTTAAATGCCTCATAGACGACAGTGAAGTAGCGTTCATTGGCACCGAGTAACGGACCCGCATCTTTTAATAGCATTCTATTTATTCAACGAAAACAAAAGTTTAAATCCACAATAGAGATGTTTCAACTTGCTATTGTGGGTCTAGGACCGGCGGGTATTTTTACGTTAGCGTTTCTACCGGAGGAGCTATTACCCGAAACGCTTGTGCTGGAACGCTCGTGTATAGGAGGCGACCTGTCGTCGCAATACGGCGGTGTGATTGCGAATATTACCAAAGAATGGTTCATTAAGACATTCAAGACCATTCCAAAATGGGCGAATCAGTCGTTCCCAGAATTTGATGCCTATAAAGATAAAGAACCACCCAAACTTGCTGACGTATGTAAGGTACTCAGGCGGCTAGCAAAACCGGATATACAAAAGGCGCATCTTCATACAACTGCGCTGTCAAATCTGGTACAAACTGCCGATGGTTGGAATTTAGTAACAACAAAAGAGACGTATCAGGCGAAAAAGGTGATTTTATGCCTGGGCGCAACACCGAAAACAATGGACCTGCCGTTGCCTTCTATTCCTCTTCCTATAGCACTTGCTCAGGACCAACTTGCGAATGTAGTTGCGCCAACGGAGACAATTGTTGTATTTGGTACATCGCACAGCGGAGTATTAGTCTTGAAAAATTTAAAACAACTTGGTTGCCGAAATGTTTATGCTGTATATCGTGGCAAAGACCCGTTCAACATATCAACAAATGAGGCGATGGGAGAAGGTTTAAAATTATCAGGAGCGCTTATAGCAAACGAAATTAAGAATAAAGGGTGGGGTGAGCTTGAGCCAACTCTCATAAACTACGACGACTTTGCGGCAATTTATAGAATTTTAAGCAAAGCCCATGCCGTGATTTACGCCATTGGATTTGAGCCACGTACATTTACGTATACGAATAAAGAGGGAATATGTGGTCCATTGACCAATAGCACTCCAGGAATCTATGGATTCGGTATTGGACGACCCCGTATAAGTAAAACAGATGCCGGCGAGATTTTTACAGATATCGGATTTGAAGGATTTATTAAGGCGATACAGGCTGAACTCCCTGGTATACTTTCAGAGTCGATTCCAGCGTAGAAACACGGTCTTTGAGCGAATGAATCTCCGCTAAACACAGGGTCACCAACTTAGGATAATCTACGTGAAGTACACCTTTCTTATCCTTTTCAACACAGAGCGGTTCAATCCGCTGGACATCGTCGGCAAATACGCCGATGTCTCGCAGACCACTCGCTATCCAAGTAAATTCTACCGGTTGTGGTAGACCTTTCGGTACATACGGCATAGCATTTTTCTTGAGTTTAGGATCGGATGGAGTTAAGAATGCTTCGGCATAGACATCTCCGTCGGCAAACATATTACCCATTGTGATGGAAGAGGGTAATCCCATACGACTGATATAAAGATTGCCCTTGCGTACAAGGACATCGCCATCTACGTCGAGTGGTGCAAGGGGTGCCTGAACACCGATACCAAAGTACCCCGCCGCCGTAAAGCGTGCGACCTCTTGATTGTTCACCTCAAAGAGCAGGTTGTTTGTAGTATTAATACCATTGGACAGAAGCAGCGGGACATTATTATAATAAATTTGCGCATTGCTCAAATTGAGATTTGTGCGAACGGTAATATTCGAGTTATTAAACGACTGTAGTGTATTTGTTTTAACAATTTTGTTATTCACATTAATCATTGACAAGAGTTGGGTGAGATTGTAGTTTGTGCTACTACCTGTCGCCGAGGTGACAACATTTTGAAGTTCAGGTACATTTACAAGATATTTGCTGGGGTTGGTGAGAATACTCGCCATTCTATTTTACCAATAGACGAAAAATTTCCATCTAAAACGAATGTGGTACATAAAAATAGGATATGTCTTCAAAGACAGGAGCTTTGTATAATGCGTATCCCTCAGATTCTGAGTCGGATACAGATACAGCATCGTCCGATTACACCCAGCGTTCGGATGTAACAACGAACTACTTGATAAACGTTCCCGGTACTCAGCCCCCTGTATCAACAGGATATCAGGCTCCAGGGCTAGTACCAAATCCACCGGCGAATACAGGAACTACATTAGCATTTCAAGCCGCTGATACGACGTCGCTGTTTATGCTCAATTCACGCGACCGTGATATAAATGCGTATCCGTTGCCGACGTTTTTTACGCTGCGACTCCCTCGTGTGTATAAAAATGTAAAATCCATCAGTCTCAACCAAATTAATTTGCTCAATTCATTCTTTAATTTTACGGCGTCGCAGCATAATACAACAGTCAATGTGTACGAAGAGGGACGTGTTCTTGCCGACGGCTCCTCAAATATTGTACCTATCACTATACCTGACGGTACTTACAATGCCACTGACCTAGTAACGGCGCTCAACAATGCGCTCAATGCCACACCGCTCTTTGCGAACATTAATTACGCCGACTTTCTGTCACAATTTCAGTTGAACGGTGATTTTTCTATTTTGTTTAACACGCCAGGACCGGTCGTCTATAATGTGCTAACGAACAGCTATGACTCAAATGTCACAATTAATGATATTGTGAATCGCTATTTTCAGCAGAGTCAGTCATCGGGTGTAACCGATTTTACAAACAATCAGGCGACCGTTGCGTATTACTACCCTATTATGTACCAGATGATTGCCGCCGCCAATGTAACGGTACCATTTAGTACTGTAAATCAAACCGTTCCTACCGGATTCAGCAGTTGGTATGATTATATTTTGTTTGGATTCCAGGGTCTCAATGATCCGTATATTCTTGCGATAGCGCAGGATAGCGGAAATCAGGTCATTTTCAATAATTACCATTATCAAAATACATTCAATACATCCTTGGTCAATTTGTATAATTGTAGTTATAATTCGCAACAGGGACGTCTAGTTATATCGGCACCAAGTTTGAATACAAGTATCGCAAACGATCTTAGCAAACAATATACAAATATTCTCAATTCGTTGATTACGAGTTATGATGCTATAGATCCTGCATTAAATCTGGGAAATGCCGATAATTTTAACACACAATACGCAAATCTCCAAAATTCGAATGCGGTTACGATTGCGTTTTATAACTTTTTACAGGGAGAGTTTACAAGTAATTTTGGTATTAATTTTGGTACTTATTCGGCAGAATTTTATGCGAATTCCAATAACGAAATTACAGTCTATAATACGCAAAACGAGTTTGGCTGGAATCTGGCATTGACACCGAATATTTTTCTTACACAGATTTCGTCCAATTCGCCGCCATCGTCTATTACAAACTATTGGCCGAATCTCATTTTTCCTAAGGCAGCGCCTGCTGCTGCACACTTTGTATCTACAATTGTGCCATCATCATTTCCTATCGTTGGCGGCGTTCCGCAACTCACCTTTTCCAATGCGAGTGAATCGGTATATGGATACACAGACGTTGTGTTTCCTATATTGCCTACATCGTATGTTCGCACACCCTTTGGTACGCCGAATCGTCAGACAATTAGTTTGATGACGATTCCACGTTATATTAATAACCGTGGTCCAGGGACACAGGAGGTCTATAATTTTAGCGTACAGAATTCCACGCCTACCATTCTCTTCGACGTTCGTACACCGAATACTGAATATATCTTAACCGATATTTCAGGTATTACAATTTTCAACATGTATACACTTGTACAAACAATGTTTAATTCGGCGGATTATATGCGTGCATATAACCAATGGCAGAATTTTACATATGTAAATATTTTGAATGGTAGTCGTGTACAACCCACATCGGCAAACTATGGGACCCATCCACCGATTAGTGATATTAATTTGACAAGTTATCGCCCTTTTATCTTTTTCCAGATGAATGCGGATGAATATCCTCTCTCACCAGATGCACTCTTTGATGTTACATTTTATGTAGAAACGCAGGATGGCAGCCCATTCCCCGCGCCAATTACAGTTACATGGTATAAGGACCGTGCTGGATTTATGGCGGACGCTCTGCTCGCTATGCCAACGGTCAATGTGAACACAGAGAATCCTCGTAACTATTTTCAGACACAAACATATCCAGCTGGAACAATATCTGGCACGATGACAGTATCAGTGAGAAATCTACAGCAGACCTATTTCTATATACATTACGCTGCTAGTGGTAATCAGTCAAGTGTATCTCTACGCGCATTTGCTGTACTCACAAATGAATATGGTGTATATAGTCAAGCGACAACAAACGATTATTTAGATATGCCGTATCAAAATCTACCACCGATTGCCGACCAATTTACGCCTGAAAGCTCTGTTTACTCTAATAACTTGGTTTCTATCTATTCTACAAGTGTCACCTCTATCGGCTATGATATTTCTGGGGTCTCTAACAACTTGGCGGATTACATTATTGTGGCACCGAATTACAATTTTTACGATCCTACAAATTTTGAAACATATAGCAATGGTGTTCAGTCAGGTGTACGTTATCAGTTTAATTTGTCAAATGTAGGCGCACCGGCACCAAAGCCAAATCTTGTGCCGCCATGGTCGCTCTATTTCGGTTCAAATGCCACCAACACCATCTTAGATTTATACAACACGTCCAATATTATTTATTTGAGTTCTCTACAACAACAGACGTTTCCAGGTGGTGGGACTTATATTCAAAATAACGAATCGGTTATAGCCACCTTTTTGGACCCTACATTGCCGACGAATAAGGAGATATTCTTGAATCCAGGTCAGGATCCGAATATGCCGGTTCAGTCTACGACTATTTTCCAACCCTGCGTCAATTACGGTAATGGTCTAGTGACCGATGCCTCTACATCACAGACCTTCAAAGACTTGACGGGCTTTGCGGGCATCAGTTTCTTTTTACCACCGAACGAAATCGTGAATCTGTCGCAGTTCATCGTGAAGTTTGCCTATACAGCACCGACACAGACCAATAATCTAGAATATATTTCTAAAGGCGTAAGTCCGTTCCAATATTATGGATACCCACATGTACAAAATGGCTCTATCAATAATTGGTTGTATAATAATGCCATAGCCACTACATCCTTGGGCAATCTATTTTTAAATACTGGATTTTGGCCATTTGCCGACTCGCTGTTTTTCGTAGAATATGGATCACCATTTCCATACTTTACAATGGGATTACAGTACTTTTATTATAATCCGCAAAGCTATGCGACATTATACTCTACACTTCAAGGGGCTCCACCTGGCGCTGTAAGTGTTAAAATTACACAAAGGACAAATGGATTACAATTAATATTTCCAATTACAGGATTTTATGGGAATGGCAACAATTATATAGAATTTTTGAATCCGAATATTACAAAACCTACCAATCTATATTTTAATCAAGTGAACGACCCCGCATACTATGTAGATTATGAGTTTTATTATAATCCTAAATACTGGGACGACTGGTATTTATGGAATCGTGTAAATACAAAAATTGGCATTTTTCCAACAGGGCAAATTCAGGGCGTCAGCACCTCTACACTTTCACTCTCTAGTTCATTATATACTATGACCCTTAACCAAGTCACGCAAGTCTGTAGAAATACGAATCGTTTAGGAACATTACATACAAGAGAGCCTGATTGGGGCACTTTCTATGAATATACAGTCCAGCAAAATTCAACACTAGTATATGCGCCAACTGGCACATCCATTACAGATACATTTTCAATATTAAATACACCGGCGGATATCACTCCTACCTACACAGCAGGCGAGACGAGTTACCCTGGATATATGTTGACCGCTTCACAAATTTACAACTATACTTATTTACCAAGGTCGTATGGTATCGCACCATCTGTTGGAAATGCCGTAGATTTTCCCTATTCAAGCATCTCATCGTATACAGCGGATATTCCCAATTCGTATACAGCAGTTCCTTTCTCCTATAATTTTACAACGAATACGTGGCAGCCAAGTGCGTTTTATGCCCTCAGTTTTACGAGAGAGCCGGCGTTACCAAGCACGGGTCTCATTGGTGGCGGCGCACCCTATTATGGACCGCCTGGTATTTATGGATGGCACAACAACGGCGGAGTATTCACACTGTACAACGGTGAACAGCCAACATTCCAGCCATATTATTGGCTCGGCAAGGTCACTTTTACAGCACTCCCTAATATTGTCTATAATCCGGCGACCGATCTGTCAGCGTTTGGCGGGTATGCGGGTCTCAGTGGCGAATTTCAGGATACGTTGATGTTCTTCTACGCAAATAGTACAATCAATCAGGATTATGGCGATATTTCAACAAATGCCACGCATTGGCGTTGGGGTAATGAAAGCAATGCGAACTACACCGCCTATGACGACCAGAGTGGCTACAACTTCCTCTCCTACTTGAATGATTTGACGGTGCGTCCTACAAACCAGCAGTACGCAGTTCATGTACGCTCCTATGACCCTATTCCACAGTTTACGACCGGCTTACGTATTATCGGCAACGGTTATACAAACTTTGGTACACTTACATTGGGCGAAATCGCACAGGAGATTGCGGATTTATCAGGATACAGCCCTATTTCAGATTTATCAGGTTCTTTGTACTTACAGAATACACCAGCATATAACCAAATCATCAGCACGAACAATGGAATACGAACGGGTAATGGTAATAATTTTAGCCATGCCTACGCCGATGCTCTCGTACACTTTGAAAAACAGTTCTATATCAGTACGATTACCTTTGGTGCTAAGACGGGATATCAAGGTGTACCCTTTACATTTAATGGATATGCGGACGCCCTTTCTCAATATGTATCATACTACAGCACAATCCATACACAGTATGCGTTATATACAAGTATCTTATCAACAACAACCGGTTTGCTCAATCAGTACGTTATAACGCGCTACGGCAGCATTCTGCCACCTGGAATTGCTACCCGTTCACAATATACAGCGGCGATTCCGTTCCAACTCCTGTTTAATTACAACTTACAGCCTCCATACAATACACAGACAGATCAGTGGGGTCTCGGATGGTATTTAGGTTTCCCTAAACTCACTGTACCGGTGATTGGTCCTCGTACTCTCGTGACCTCTGCGACCTTCATCCGTATCGTACAACAGTATATTTATCTACGACTCAACCCTGCGCAGAATATTAATACGCTTGCGGTATCCGCCAAGGAGAATCTGAGCGAGACCCGTGAATCTCAAGGTATGGATACACAGTACTTTACAAAGATTATTCTCAACGATTTTGCGAACTATTGCCGTGCGGGCGTACAACTACAAAAGGACTTCTCACCAGTACTTGGCAAATATGAGGTCATTGAGTGCTACTTGACCGACCAGAATGGTAATACACTCAGTAACACCGATTGCGACTACGATATGGTGATTCAGATTACAGAAACCACCAATGTACCGACAACCGATTCCAGTCTCTTGGGACCAACCAGTGATTTGACCGTTTATCAAAATAAATAATTCGTACTCCTTAGGAAATGGCAGCTATCAACGCCACGTTAGCCGAATATTATCAGGGAGGACCAAAGGACTGGAATCAGGTCTTTAAGGCAACGTGTATTAAGACGCATTGGGACCCTACGATGGTTGTTGACCATATCTTACCAAAATTTCAACACGATATGGCATTGGACCCTCGTGAATCTGTTCGCAACTGTTACGTCTATTATAATACATCGCCTGGAGACGCCCCGCTCAAGCGGTATCCAGAGATGGAGCCCCAACAGGCACCCTCCTATTTGTTAGGAGGTCCGCACCGTCCAGCGACGTATGAAAAGCCACAGCCGCCCGCACTCGCCGCTGTACCCGTATTTCCACCCGGTGGCGCAGCGAGTCTCGGTTTTCCCTACGATAAGTTCAATGCCAATGCGGAGACGGATGTTTTACGTATCGATGAGGCGTTGACAAAGTGTGCTGAGAAACGTTATATCCCACCAGGAGGCATCCCGGCACCTTCAATGAGCACCCGTGATGTACCAGGTGTATACTTAGGTGATAGTTCAACTCTCTCTCCGCTACTCACTCGTGTCGTAAAGCAGGCGGGATGTCGTAATGAGGATGATCAAGAGGCGTGGAACCGTTCGGCACGTCTTTTCTTCAATCCTACAAAGTATGACCGTACGATTGTTGTGCCACCAAATTTGTATCAGCCCAGCTCGCACAATGCTCTTGTATGCCCGCCTTGGAAAAAGTCGTAACCCAGCCCAAGAGACCATGTCTAATATATATCGCATCTTCCCACAGCTTTGGAGTCAAGGAGGATGCTTTCAGGCACAGACTGTTTATGCTATTGATAGACAGCCTCCGCCCAATACGTTTCAAACGCAATGTAGTACTCGTCAATACGATGACCCCGCATATTGGTATGAGGGGAATAACTTTCAACGTATTTTGCCGCCGCCCGCGGGATTCTCACAGCAATGCTGTTACCAATCGCCATCATGGAATGCCGTCACCTGGCGGTCTCTCCCCCTATGGCTCTCCTATGTTCAGTCCATCGGTTACACAGTAACCACGGACTTCTCAACACTCACGCCGTTTACAAGCATTTATATCAGCGGTCCTTAGCAGAATGAGCACGTATCCGCTCTACAACTGGAATTTGGAGCCGAGTATTAGTTTTGCCTATTATTCAGGCACATCCGGCAGTGTTATAGGCAATCCATCACTTGCTGTAGACTCACAGGAAAATACATATTTTGCGGCAGTCGTTCAAGGGCAAAATCCGACCGCCTCGCCTACTATACCTTCGTCGTATTGGACATATAATAACGTCGTTGTTGGAAGCGCAGATATCAATGGCAACTTGTTATGGTATAAGTTTTTCCCTGAATTAATTGTCACCGCAAACCAACAACAGGTCAGCCTTGTTGTAGGAAAGAATAATGATTTATATATTGCGTTCGTCACTCCGGCTGCTGTATCCAAATGTTACAACATGGTATCAACGCCACGCTGGTGTCCGCCACTCTATCCAGATTTGGATGTAGAAGGAACGGATGATATTGTATTAGCACGTATTAATTATTCAAATACAAAACAGACGGTTGCGTGGGTAATACAAAACGCACGTCTTAATTCGGTTTATAATGAAACGGTGCCCCAACTTGCCATTGATACAAATACCGGTCTGCTCTATATTACCTATCAAACAAACGGTGATATTCTATGTTATACTCCTGTAGGCGACCCAACAGTCGCCCTGTCATGTTTTACGTTAGATGGTGCCCAACTATGGCTGGAATGCCAACAAAAAATCAATAGTACAGGCTCAAATACAAATCCCGTGGTGACCGCCGACCTTTATGGTGGTGTATATGTAGCATATGAAACAACCGCAACAGTCCAAGGGGGTGCTGTTGTCACAGGGCAGCAAATAGAAATGGTCAAGTTTCAAACTACGCTGACCCCTGCGAATAAACTCGCATCGTATAGCCGGCAATGGGTGCTCAGCCAGAATGGTACAATTCAAACGGCGGCACCAGGCATATCTTCCAGCCCAAGTATTACCTGTGATGGTACAAATGTATATATTGCATTTCTTACTACGGGATCGGTCGCAGGTAATTATTCAACGGGTTCAGCGCACGACCTTGTCGTCGCCAAGGTCACGCCCACCGGTTATACGCCGTGGGTACAACAGGGCGAACAATTCAACCGTGCTCCTTATACGTATGTAGACGCAGGTCTCCCCTATATTAATGCCGACCGTTATCTCAGCGCCTACGATATACCGAATGTTGTCATTTCGTTACAAACATACGATGATATTCCAACATCCGGCGACTCAAGTATATTTGTATTTAAACTTGATTCAGCAACCGGTAACAATGTATTTGATAATGCGGGTTATAATAATATGCCGTTAGCGTTTTCTCAGGCACCGGCATCTACCGCATTGCTTCCTACAGCAAGCGCTGGAGCATATAGCCAAGTAGCAGTGGGTGCTACCCGTAACGCCCTGTATTTTTTGTTAGGATCCCTTATACCCTTATCGATGAATACAATTACCGGCTGTGAAGCGGATCTTATTTTACTCAGATATAATCTTGTCTGTTATTATCCAACAACATCACCGTTTCAGTTTATGTCTAGCAATAAGAAAATCTGCTCCTGTGGGTCGAATTGTTGTTGTTCTGGAAACGCCACGGTTCCAGGCATGCCTATAAATGTGTATGCGATACCTGGAGGTGGTAACGCTTACATTTATTATACACTACTATCGGATGGCGGCAATCCACTCATTAACTTCTCGTACTCTATTGATAATGGAGCCACATTTTCACTTTTCGGTCCGGCACAATTTACAAGTCCGCTGAATATTACAGGGCTTACGGACGGAACCACATATAGTATTAAAATTAAAGCAATAAATGGCATTGGTACAGGACCGGCTTCCTCAACGGTGACCGTTATTCCTGGAGTTCCTGCACCTCCAACAAATCTTGATATAGAGCCTGGAAACACGACGGCGGTCATTACCTTTACGCCAGGGTCAAATAACGGGTCGGCGATTACGAATTACAACTATTCGCTGGACGGCGGTGCTACATTTTCGCCGTTTAGCCCCGCACAAACGACCAGTCCCATTACGATTAGTGGACTCACCAATGGCACCTTATATGCGGTTCAACTGTCGGCGACGAATAGTAGGGGCACGGGACCGGCGACCGCAACTCTTTATGTGACACCAGGTACGCCGACGGCACCTACAAATCTAGTAGCCAGTTCAGGTAATGGTACCGTCCTCATTTCGTTTACACCGAGCGGTGACAACGGCAGTGCAGTTACAAATTACGCATATTCCCTCAACGGTGGTATGACCTTTATTCCATTTAGCCCATCGCAAACGAGTAGCCCAGTGACCATTAGTGGACTCACCAATGGAACAGCCTATAATATCAAATTGGAAGGTCAGAACAGCGTAGGATTTGGTCAAGCGTCGGCGTCGGTCACCGTCACACCAGGCGCACCCGCCCCCCCTACAGACTTGTCAGGAAGCCCAGGTGATACTACGGCATCAATTAGTTTCACGCCAGGTGCGGCGCATGGGTCGGCGATTACGAACTACCTCTACTCAACAGATGGCGGTACAACGTTTACAGCCTTCAGTCCCACCCAATCAACCAGTCCTGTTACAATTAGTGGTCTAACGGATGGAATATCATATAGTATAAAATTAAAGGCTGTAAATGTGAACGGTATAAGTACCGCTTCGTCAACAGTTACTGTAACACCAAGAATACCAGCACAGATATTATTACAAGCCTATTCATATAGCGGTTCTGGACCATGGTTAGACCAGAGCGGAAACGGAAATAATGCTACACTTGTTACAGGAACATCGGCTAAGAATACCACCGGAAACGGTATAGTTCTTAACGGTTCAAGTTACTGGAGTTTTCCTGATATTGCCGCTAATCAACATTGGACTGTCAGTGTATGGTATAAAAATACTGCGCCGGCAGAGACAAACGGTTGTATTGTTACACAAAGTTTTAGCAATTATGGCGGAGGTATGGTTAATTTGTATATTCAAAACAATGGAAGCAATAACTTTTTAGGAGGATTTTTAACTTATACTAATATTCATAATGGAACTCAATTTCTAATCAATAACGGAGGATGGAATTACTACCAAATCACATGGGACAATACCAATATAAATACCTATATAAACGGAGTTCTTCAAAGTTCAGTTGTATCAGCACAAACATCATTAAATTTAGGACAGATTTACTACATTGGACGTGGCTATCAAGATACGAATTATTTTGTTACAGGTGAGATTGGCGAGGTTCGTATTTATAACTTTGCTCTCAATCAAACACAGATTACAAGAGATTACAATAATACTGTAGCAACCTATAATATAGGACCAGCACCTTTAGTCTTATTACAAGCGGTCTCCTACAGTGGATCTGGTCAATGGCTGGACCAAAGTGGATACGGTAGAGACGCTACTATTATAACAGGTTCAATAGCAAAGAATGGAGCAGGTAATGGTATTATTTTAGACGGCGCAACTTACTGGTCGTTTCCAGATATAAACGCAGGTTCAGTATGGACAATGAGTGTATGGTATAAAAATACGGGCACATCTGGCAGTGTTTATCCTTGTATTGTAACTGCGGGTAACGATGGAGGAAATAGTAATATGTTGTTAGGATTTTTCTCACCGCCATCTCTCGCATTAAAACCAGGATTCTTTGATGGCGGTGAATTCTACCAAGGAAGTGGAACAACGTTAACCGATAATGTATGGACAAATATACAAGTTACATGGGACGGAACAACAATAATTACATATGTAAACGGTACACTTTCAGGATCAACGACTCCAGGTGGTGCTTCCATAAACGCAAGCGGAAACTTACCGTATAAGATTGGTATATGCTGGGACACAAGCACAAATTCGTATATGACCGGTGAAATCGGTGAGGTTCGTATTTATGGAACCCCGCTTACACAAGCTCAAATCACCGCGAACTATAATTCAACAAATGCGACCTATAAAGTTCCAGGCGCGCCTACAGGATTAACTGCCACAGCAGGAGCACAATTCGCATTTTTAACATGGACGCCACCGGTAGATGACGGTGGTTCAGCAATTACCTCTTATACAATAACATCAGACCCTGGCAATATAACATTAACCGCAAGTTCTTCTCCTGCGAATTATTCTATGGGTTCTTTGATGGCGAATGTCACATATACATTTACAATAGTCGCAACAAATATAAGCGGCAGTTCGCTCCCTTCAGCGCCATCAAACCCAGTCACTCCCTACCCGATATGTCTCGCTAAGGGTACCCTAATCATGTTAGCGGACCGCACTGAAAAACCGATTGAAGAGATTACATACAATGACAGTCTTTTGGTTTGGGACTTTGATAATGGCTGCCTAGCCACAGCACCGCCGTTATGGATTAAGAAGGCGGAAGTCGCCGACCAATACAATCTATTAGAATTCAACAATGGCACACAGTTGAAGACCATTCATCAACATCGTATTTTTAATAAGGAAGCGGGTAAATTTACTTACCCAATGACCGACGACACACCCGTTGGAACCACCTCGTATCACGTCGTAAACAAAGACGTAACGCTCCTCAATAAAACCGTTATCCAAGAGCAGACCGAGTATTACAATATAATCACCAAAAAACATATAAACTTATTTGCGAACGGAATACTCACATCGTGCCGCTATAATAACATATATCCAATCACCGATATGACATTTATTAAGTCCGAAAGAGCCGCAATCCCCAGCGCGGAGTACAATTCGGTGCCGACCAAGTACTACGAGGGTCTCCGTCTAGCAGAGCAACAAATATCAGTTGAAGAAACTATCCAGTATATAAATAGATTAGAATGTCTGAAGCAGTGAAGATACTTTTTCTAGACCATCAGGGTGTAATGTATACAAAACTCCACCCGCATCCTGGCAAGTTAGATGATTTTAATAAAGAAGCAGTCGCCATCTTAAATTCTATTCTAGAATCCGATTCTAGTATAGAAATTGTCATTTCGTCCGATTGGAAGTACTGGGTTTCGCTAGACGAAATGCGTGAATTTTATAAACAACAAGGAATCCGTAAGCAGCCAATTGCTTATACACCGAAAACACGCCAGTATATATGGAAATTATATCCACAACAAAGAGCAGCGGAAATAAATATATGGCTTAACGAAGCAAACGTTCCAATTATAACTTGGGTGGCGGTAGATGATATAAATATGACGCCGCATCTAAAAAACTTTGTATGGGTCAGCGAGCCCGCGAAAGGGCTGCTTCAAGAAGGAGTCAAGGAGACCTTATGCCGAATTCTCAGTCTTCCGCCACCTTCGGTGCCAGATACGCAATGAAATGGCTACCAGCCCCAAAACGGAAGGTGGCACGGAGTGGATTGGCAGGGTCAAATTCCAGTTGTGTGACCGGCGACAGCGCCGAACCGCCCTTAATAATCATTCCAACATACTTCATGCCGAAGCGTGCCTCAACGGAATCGCCCGTCAGCTCCATCTCACGGTCTTCGGTATTCTCAAGCGTCTGCTTGACAGCGCCGCTATCACCCACCGTCGATAAGTGGAGTCCATCCTCGTTCAGAACTACACCGAGCGTATCGCCGAAGTGTGCGATTTCCTTGACGACCGCCAAGATATCGGCAGTTTTGAGCGTCACATTAGCGGCGTAGTTCATAGCAGGCAATTCGGCAGCGTCACCGTCAATATCTAGTGTAGGAACATCGTATACCGCCTTCTTGGACATCTTCACATTATAGCACTCTACAATAAACTTATCCGCCTTGTAAATCAGCGTCACACTATCCCCCGCACCGATAGGGGACATCACCCGCGCCAATACCGCCATGTTGACACTAACAATGAGCGGATGACCAACAGTAGCCTTTGTACAGTCCGCCGCCGCCAGCAAATAATCAACGAACCCAACATGCGAGGCATCCATACCGCTGATGCGAATACCATCGGCGCCGATGCGAAGGGAGGCAATCGGTAGAAACTCTTTTAGAGCCTCTACCGATGAACGAAAGAGCACAACATCCTTAGGTACGAACTCCATCTTCTTCAGTACCTTGTTTGAAATCCAGGCACCCCTAAGTCAATTTTTTTAGACCTAGACCTCCACGCTATCCTCATTGCGCCTCTGGAAATAGTTGCGGAGCAGGTCACGCAGAGCGCGCTGGTCCGCCACCAACACCCACGCTCCGCAAGCGTCCCTACTTATCGCCACCTCAGGGTCAAATTGCGTATCTACCAGAATATCCAAACGGGTTTTGTAGCCCCTATCCGCCTTCCGCCCGTGCCAATAATGTAGAATCGTCCCCGCTACATACCCAATATTTTGTTGGAGAGCACAGGCACGTTCTTGCCATTCAAGAATACATTTACGGTAAGTTGGATGAACACGCTCAGGAATATAATCGGCAACCTCGCCGATAAATGAGCGTGCCATAATACTATCGGCTCCTCCAACGATCGCCTTATCAAAAAGCCCTCCAAGTGTGTCAATTGCCTCACGGGTCGCTGCCCAACCGTATCCTGGATGCCAAGTTCTATATGGTTTTGGCTCATTTGTTTTCTTACTAAACTCACTCCAATAAATATCACGATGTCTATAACAATATCCGAATCCTTTGTCAACTGATAAAACCTCATTCTTAGGTCCGAGATCAACTATATCTGTAAATAGTTGAACGACAGGATGATGCTGGAGTTCATAGACAGTATCTTCCATCCAGGTCCGATTGATAAATTCAATATCTCCATCAATCCATGCGACATATTTCCAGTCTGATGGTAAGTTTAAAAGACCGATATTAATCAGATTTTCTTTGTACCATAATTCTGAGGTTAGATGAATTTGAATATGTTGGGGATTGTTTTTGTCGGTCACTTCAAAGGGAGAATCGCCTAACACGCCCTCTACAATATAGAGTTTTGAGGCATCTATACGTTTCATAAACTCTTTGAAAAGTCGCACACGTGTTTTATATCGTTCAGGGTTTGTTATAACCGAAACGATATAAAAATGCTCAAGCATCTTGAACATATATTTAATATAATGGTTTAGACCTTATCAACGCTGTCTTCGTTACGGGACTGAAAATATGTACGAATCTGGTCGCGCATCTCCTCGTGACCAGGGAAGAGCGTCCATAGACCCTGCCAGTCCTTATGGATATGGGTATGAGGGTCAAACTGGTTATCAACGGCAATTTCCCAGCGACCCTTGTACTTACGATCCGTCTTCTTACCGTGCCAGTAGTGGACAATAGAGCCGCTGACATAGCCGATGTTCTTGTGGAGGCGGAGAGCACGCTCCTGCCAGTTGAGAACGGCGGCACGGTAGTTGGGATGGACACCCTTAGGGATAGAGCGCTCACCTTCGCCGATGAGGCAGCACGCCATATGGTGGTCACCGGCACCGAGGATGGCAAGGTCAAAGAGACCACCAAGGGTGTTGATGGCTTGACGAGTTGCCGCCCAGCAGTAACCAGGATGCCAGTAGGCACCCTTGCCGCCGCTGCCGTAGTAACCGTAGTAGTCAACGTTTGAGAGATCAACAGTTGAGACGGTTACGCCAGCGGGCTTGCTTACCATCATAGAGCGGTCGTTGCCGTTCTTAAAGCAGTAGGCGAAGCTCTTGTGGACGGAGAGAATCTCATGCTTGGGACCGAGATCGGCGGCGTCCTCATACATCTGGACAACGGGGTGGTGCTGAAGTTCGTGAACGGTCTCCTCCATCCAGTTGGGGTGCGTAAAGTCAATATCTCCATCGACCCACGCAACATACTCCCAACTGGCAGGTAGTCGAGAAATGCCGATGTTGATAAGGTTCTCCTTATGCCATAGTTCAGACTCAGTACGTAGCTGGATATGACGAGGATTGCTTGCGTCGGTGACCTCAAAGGCACGGTCGCCGTAGGCACCCTCTACGACGTAGAGTTTGGCGCCGTACTTATCCATACGAGCCATAAACTCCTTGAATAAGCGTGGGCGGGTCTTGAATCGCTCCGGGTTTGTCATCACTGCGATAACGTAGAAGTTGTCTAGAAGGTACTCATTGTCGCTCTTGGGTAAGGTGATGGGCATTTTTTCTGCTGAGTATAAGGGTTTTAAAAATTGAGCCAAACCGCATCGCATAAGTGATTTTTAACGATGTCAACCAAAAATAAATCACCGTTGCGATATCCTGGCGGAAAAACGCGCGCAATTTCTATTCTAGAAAAGTATCTCACCGAACATTATCCGCACCGGAGAACACTTTTGTCTCCCTTCTTTGGTGGTGGTAGCTTTGAACTGTATCTTACTACAAAACAGTACCAAATCCGAGCCAATGACTTATTTAAGCCTTTATATACCTTTTGGCAAACCCTAAAGGACTCGTCTGAGGATATTAGGGAGGCAGTGGAAAGTGTAATGCCTATCACAAAAGAGTACTTTATGGAACTGCGAACGACTATACAGACCATGACCGACCCATTGGAGATTGCCGCCGCCTATTATATCATCAATCGTTGCTCATTTAGTGGCGCCACATTCTGTGGTGGATTCTCTAAGGAAGCCTCTACAGGACGACTCAATGAATCGTCGCTTGAAACTCTCATACATACAAATCTAGAGAATGTTACCTTCTCCAATCTTGACTGTAAGGAGTTTCTAACCGCAAATCCTGAAACTACTGATACAATCATATATGCTGACCCACCGTATTACATCAGTTCTTACATTTACGGTAAGGATGGTGATATGCATGAAGGATTTGACCATGCCGCCTTTGCGGTTGCTATTAAGCAACGCCGCGACTGGATGATTAGTTATAACGACTGCCCTTATATTCGTGATTTGTATAAGGATTGCCGAATTCAAATAGTGACGTGGTCGTATGGGATGGATAACGGGAAGAAGGGGTCATCGGAGATAATTATTCTGCCACCGAGTCAATAAATTGTACCGTATATAAGTGGATTTTTTATTGAATGTTAAAAAAAATTATTTATAATATAAATCATATAATAAAAAATTTAGATTCCGGCAAATATATAATAAACAAAATTGAAAAATCGTTCAGGGGTTAAAGAAAAAACAAGATTATAAGTTAGGTATATGAAATATGCTTAGTCTGTATAAATTGGTTTTCGCATTTGCGAGCATCTTAACTGTTGCTGGTCAGAGTACTGGAACAGCAACTCTGAGTGCGACACGATCATCGCTCTCACTTGTTTCACCAAGTTCGGTGGCGGGACTTTCAGCAAGTGGAACGGCTACACGTGCTGCAGTTTCTGTTACAGGAACTACAACTCGGTCCCGTGCCCTAACGTCTCCTACCGCCACAGGAACTGCCACCCGCAGCCGTGCCGCTGCCTCCGCCACAGCCACAGATACCGCTACACGCAGTCGTGCTGCCCCTACTACAACATCAACTACTACAGGAACTGCCACCCGCAGCCGTGCCGCTGCCTCCGCCACAGCCACAGATACCGCTACACGCAGTCGTGCTGCCCCTACTACAACAGCAACTACTACAGGAACTGCTACCCGCAGCCGTGCCGCTGCGTCAGCAAGTGCTACGGATACCGCTACACGCAGCCGTGCTGCTCCTACAGCCACAGCCACAGATACCGCTACCCGCAGCCGTCCAGGCGCCACAGCCACTGCTACAGGAACGGCAACTCGCAGTCGTGCCGCCCCCACAGCCACAGGAACGGCAACTCGCAGCCGTGCCGCTGCTTCAGCAAGTGCTACGGATACTGCTACACGCAGTCGTCCAGGCGCTACTCAGTCCGCTACGGATACCGCTACTCGCAGTCGTGCCGCCCCTACATCCACAGCCACAGGAACGGCAACTCGCAGCCGTGCCGCTGCTTCAGCAAGTGCTACGGATACTGCTACACGTAGTCGTGCCGCCCCCACAGCTACAGGAACTGCCACCCGCAGCCGTCCAGGTGCCACTGCCACATCCACAGGAACTGCCACCCGCAGCCGTCCAGGTGCCACTGCCACATCCACAGGAACCGCTACCCGCAGTCGTGCCGCTGCCACTGCCACATCCACAGGAACCGCTACTCGCAGTGGTGCTGCTGCGTCAGCAAGTGCTACGGATACTGCTACCCGCAGTCGTGCCGCTGCCACTGCCACATCCACAGGAACCGCTACTCGCAGCCGTGCTGCTGCGTCAGCAAGTGCTACGGATACTGCTACCCGCAGCCGTGCCGCTGCCTCCGCCACTGCCACTGCTACAGGAACGGCAACTCGCAGTCGTGCCGCACCAACTGCCTCTCCTACAGATACTATAACCGCCTCACGAACTGCGACTGATACCGCAACACACTCACCTGGGGCAACAGCATCTGCTACTACTTCAAGAGCAGCTGGTTCTCTAACAAGTTCAATTACAAATACTCGCACTGATTCTCAAACTCCTACACTAACTCGTACGGAATCTCAAACACCCACGGATACTCGTACACCTAGCAATTCAATGACATTTACTGGAACCGCAGGCACAACTGCCTCTCCAACACCATCTACATCAATGTCAACTGCCTTTACTCTAAGCATTCCAAGTACCCAACAGGCAAATGCGGATACACTTATTCGTGGATATGTTAGTAATTATGCCGCACAGGCAGGTTACAGCAATGCAGTAGTGAATAGTGTAACCTGGGCGAATGGCGCTTATACAGTCACTGGTAACGTAGTTAATGCTCAACAGTTTCAAAATGGGTTTCCTCTCTCATCCGCCTACACAAATTTAATCGCATCTCTTGCCCCATCTGCTACACCGGCACCCAGTACCGCTCCCTCTATTGCGTTACCAGTAGGAATTGCGGTAGGTGCCACAGCACTTGGTGTTATTGTCGCTGGAACTGCGATTTATTTGACTAGACGTAAGCGCCGTCGTATCTCATTTGATCCTACGCAACCAACAACAATAAATCAGTTGAAGAACGCCTTGCCAATGACAATAATCTCTTTACCAAAGCCACCACCACCATCAACGAATGAACAGTATTACGACCCCGAGCAAGCAGCACGTCCCGCAAATTTCCATGAAAATGTTCACCTACCAAAGCAGCCAAGTCAACCGGATCTTGATAAATTGCGTACAAAATTTGTACCTATTAATAACCGATTATCCTATGATAAGGCGAAGATGGCATCCATAGGATCACAGGTTCCTCACGGTTTCCAACAATCAGCATCGAGCAGACAACTCATACATCCATTTATGTCCCGCCGAAATACTCTCCCACCTGCCACAACGGAATTTGATTTGAATTACATAGCCCCACCCCCACCGCCACCACCAGAAGATGAACCTAGGGTCGCATTTAATGCTCTACCACCTCGGCAAAATTATCCTCCACCACCTGTAGAGTGAGCCAATGGACGGTATGAATTTAAATGGAAAGTCGAAACGTACCATCAAACAGAAAATTTATAGTGTTGATACTCGTAAGCCTAGAGCCGCTGCGGAATTATCTGTTTTGACTCCTGCGAATGGATTTGAGGAGATATTATCTAGTAAACCTCTACGAAAGGCACCAGTTCATCGTTATTTTCGCTTTTTACCCGATCCGATGGGTGGTGTCCCAAAGGCGCAGTTAGAGGCAGCCTTTAAGGAGGCGGCAGCAGCGCAATTTGCGGCAGCATTCCAGGCATCTGCGCCAGTAGCACCACCTCCTGCGGGCGCCCCACAACTTCCTCCTGCGCCCTCCAATTCGCAGGGCAGCTATGGTGCTATGCACGAAGACGAAGGTATAGATGAATTGGCGACCTTTTTTGCCGAGCATGGCGTTGCGTCACAGGGCGAATTTGACGAACTAGCGGCATTAATGGAACAGAAGGCGCAGATTGGCGGCGCTAGACGCCGTCGTACTCGCCGAAGCCGCAAGTCCCGTAAGTCCCGCAAGCACAGCCGCCGCTGAAAAAAATGAATAAATATAACCGAAATGAACCATTTGATAAAATGGTTGATTCCGTCAGCACCCGAGTTCCTCGTAATATAATTTATGGGCTACGCCGTGTCCTTATAGCTATACAGCAAAATGAAAGCTGTACAAATCACATGCTCCAAGGCGTAGTTCAACAATTACGCCGTATTTACATGCTGGTCGTAGATAGTCAATCGCCTACCGACGACTTTGAGAATCTGATGGAGAATCTACACCGTTGGGTAGTTCAATGGAGTGACCGTGGTCATATTGATGACGAAATGAGGGATTTACGCCCTGTATTTGAAACGACACTAGACTGGTGGAATCAACAAGATAGAGACAGGTCTGATATCCGAAGCGAATACATGAATAATATTCATCTAATCTATAACCAAAATCCAACAGTACAACAAATGATACGCGAGGCGGAGCAGCAGCAACAACCCTAAATCGCCATTTTGTCCATTCCCGCCGCCAATCCATCTAAATTATTGTTAGAGACCACAGACGACGGTGAACCCGTCTTTTTCTTTTTAGGCACTGCTTCAGTCTTTGGTGATGTTGCCTTAGGAGACGGGGCGGCGGCAGAAGAAGCAGCCGCAAGGCTTGATGGCAACTTCGCCGCCGCATCCAAACTAAACTTAGACGCCACCAACTCTTTCAGTTTTATAGGTTGTGCCGCCGCCATGACAGACAAGCACATATTCCCCTTTTTGTTTTTACGGGTATGAACCTTGAGACGAATACGAATTCGTTGCGGGCATTCAAAGTAGGGAACGCCAAAATCGCACGTATCTTCACCAGTATGGTAGAGTCCCTTTCCGTCTACCTGAATATATTGGCATCCCTTCGCTTTATAAAGTTGCGAAATGGTATTTGCGCCGCAAGGAATATAATAGTCTTTGAACTCAGGTGTGGATTTCTTAATGTCCGTCCATTCAGAATATGTTACAGGGCGTTCTAGGAACGTGGGCGTCTTGCCGCCAAAGAGATTCGCCGCACCGATAATCGTTTCAAAGATCGTTTTGGAGGCGGCTGGAATTTTGCCGGCACTTACACCGACCCAAACGCCCTCCTTATTTTTTTCCAATTTCATCTGCATCCAATCGGGAGTAGGGCGTTTCGCCTCCACACCAATATCCCCCTCCGTCCGCCAATTGAGTTTTATATCAATATCGGCACCACAGCCGCCGAGTGTATCAAGAGGCTGTGTATTGAACGGAATCTCTAAATAAGGCGACCGTACCGTTTTACAAGTTTTCGCAATCTTGATTTCGTAGTTTTTGCCCGAAACCGAGCAGCGTGCGCCGGCATCGCCGATAGGACAACTGTCAGATACAGGGCTATTCATTTTTCGACTTCTCTTTGGCATTCCGAATCCTATATATGCGGCAGAATATTGTATACGCTGCATTGGAAAAAGAACAACGTGTAATACGTTGTTCATTTTTTTGACGACGATGACGACGACCACCGCCGCCACACTATGAATCTTATTGTTAGAAGCTCAGGTTACCAATAACAGGATTGGGACTCAATTCATGCCATTTTGCCTTAAGGAGACGAATACAGGTTGAATTTGACAATTTGCGTAGAGGATAGAGTCGTCGTCCAACTCGCTTATGGAGAGTGAATGACGGAGTATTATAATTTGGCTCCTGATTCAACATCGGAGCACAATATGTATTATAGAACCAAGTAATCGTATTACCGATAGTGAATGTATCAGGAATACGAGTATAAGAATTGGTATCAGCCGGATTTACAATATAATAACCCTTATCTTCATCATTGAAGAAAACTATCATTGTGAAAGAATCAATGGTAAATTGAGCAACGGGACGTTGGAAGTTAGAGGTACGTGCGATAGCAAGTTCAAGGAGGGAGGACATGGCGAGAAGGGTACAAATGTTATACACCGCAAAACAGTTTCAATTTTTTTGTCCTTCACCCGCCTTCCAAACCCCCATAATAGCATCCAAAACGTGTTTTTCATTCTTATTGGACGGCAGCGACTTTGGTAATGCGGTTAGGACTTTCGTCCAATCTATTTCTTGGGCAGCGCCATTGGCAGAGGGTCCGCGAATAGGTAGTGGTCCTGGTGGAACTGGTGGCATTCTTGGTGTACGCGCGAGTGCTTCTGATGCGGCAGCGGCACGAGCCCCACGGGTCGTGGAGGAGGTCGTAGCAGTTGTAGCGGAAGCGGTAGTATTTACGGCGATTACAGGGTCTGTGCTACGTGGACCGCGTATAACTGTAGGAGCCGATTGAGGTGGCGGGGCAGTTGAACGACGGTCAAAGGATGGAGGTGCACGGCTTACTTGTGGAGGCGGTGGTGCTACTTCCTGTTTAATCGCTTTTATCTTATCTTGTTGCATTTTCCATAGGCGAGTAGTTTCAGAAATGATTTGGTCTACCGACCAACGAGGATACGTTTGAATAATCCAAGGGCGGATTTCATCTGAATATTTTGTATAAGAGCGTGCGTTACTTGGTGGCGGCTCCGCAAATCCTTGCTGTGCGACAGTCTCCATTAATTTCTCGTTTAGAACTTCTTCGGTCTTCGCCGCAGTAAAGGCTTGGGGTGATAATGGATGATTGGTTGCACTATAATACAAAGGCGTAGGCAAAGGGATTTCAGTATTCGCATACCGTGAGACAGGAGGAGGCGCAGGAGCAGCTACTGGCTCGGGGACACTTGTATAATCAGGCGTTTGTGTATGAATTCCCCATAACCGACCGATTTCGCGAATAACTTCATGGGACGTCCAAGTAGGATTGGTTTTTAAGAGGCGCTCACGCATCTCTTTTGCGAATTCAGCATAGACACGCTGGGTAAACATTGGCGTTGTTGCCACGATTTCCGGTGCCGCCGAGGCAATTACTGCCGCCGCCGCATTCGCAATCGCCGCAGTCTGTTCAGGCGTTTCTAGAATGAGTTCATTGCTATAGAGCTCTTCAGGAGTTGAAGCCGCTCTTACCGACATCTTACCTTTTCGTTGAGGAGGAACCGCAACCGGTACATTGACAAGAACCTCTTCTACCTCTTCCGTTACAGCATCTACAGTGCCGTTCATATCCTTCGCCCGCACGCAAACGCTATTTTGTTGATGCCATAGAACCCGCAAAGCGTCCGAAATCACCTGAGAATTCAAATGGTTCGTAAGTTGTTTCTGGGTACGTACACCCATTTCAAAGTCCAGTGATGGCGGGAAAATGACCTCCATACGCTGCCGATTACATTTATCGTCCATTGGCTCGCCGAGAGTCAAGCAAGGTGCCACCAATCGGTTATCACGGTACATATAGATGCCACGGCGGTGTGCGTCAAGCTCGGAGAAATAGCCTTTGAGTCCCTCCTCCTTGAACGCCTGAATCGTCAAAGAAATGAACCGAACCTTGACCGCCACGTAATCGTCGTTTGGAATCTCGTCCAAAAGGTCGTGACGATATTCTATCTTATCCTTACCCGAATTGGTGCGAATACGGTCAAGCCAAATACGATAGCATTGAGGACTCTCTTCCCCGTCACCTCTACCCCATTGAATCGTGTTATCCGTCTTATTAATGCCAAGAACACGCTGCCCTTCTAACACTTCTAGGACCCGAATGCCGATTTCGCCGGTCGCCTTATACACACGTAACGTCGTTTCTGAGCAGTACTTGAGCGCATCAGGGCGGTTACGGTAGAAGGTATCTACAGGATTGATGGTAAGTGAGGTCTTGCCTGGTAGAGTGCCGACGTGAATATAAGCGGAATTCTTGGTCGCCGAAATGTATGCCAAGTTGAGGGCACGCTGGAGTTCCTTGGCGGTCTCCGCCGCATTACGAATGTAGGTATCCTTGAGATTGCGGACATTGATGAGAGTACCAGAGGGCATGGCGGAGAAGCGACGCCAGATATCTTTGGGCAGGCTCCAAGAGAGTTCAATCGCCTTATCGGTAAAATGTGTGGGGCGGAATGTACGATCCATTTTCATTTTGTCGGTATCCAGGATGATAGCAATCGCACCGGTCGATTCTGTTTTAGTGAAGATGGTGATGAAGCGACCGGCAGCCATGGTCGCATTTTTCATACCCATACCAAACTTACCGATATCACCGCTCTTATGTACAGATTGTCCGGCGATACGGCACGCGTTAAAGAGTTGTCTCGGGGTCATTCCACAGCCATCATCAAGTACATTGATTTGCGTGAGACACTTTGTATCTGGGCTGGGAACAAGGAAAATATCAGTGCGTGAGGCACCGGCGTCGTCACAGTTATCCTTGAGTTCTTCCACAATTTCGGGCAAATTCATACCGCCGAAATCCATATTCATGAGAACACCGTAAGCATCGGGACCGAAATCTATATTATCAAAGTCAATAAATTCTTCGGCGACTTCATCGGCATTGCGAGTGGAGCTCATCCTATACTGTAAAAACTGGCGAGTAAATTTAGATTTAATTACCGCTATAAAACTTACAAAAATTGACCCTGGTGCAGTCACCTTTTCTGACAAAATTACCCACTGCACCCCGTTCTCCCGGCACTGCAGAATTCTCACCCCTAAATAAAATGCCCAAGCCGACCCTCCAATCACTCCATACCGCCATTGTTGAACTACAGACGGCGGTGGCTGATATTACAACACGCCTTACCGCACTTGAACCGCCTAAACCCGCTGCGCCTTCCGTCGTTTGCGACAATAAGACTGCGATAAGTCTATTTAGCGGTGCTGGTGGTGATACATTAGGTATTGAGCGTGCCGGTTATAAGGTGATCGCCTTCAACGAATTCAAAGAGCCGGCAATCAAGACTCATAAGGCGGTCTTTCCACACTCGGTGATGCTCGTGAACCCTGAAACGGGTAAGACCGATATTAAAAAGGTACCAGACCAGGTCTTTCAGGAATACAAGGGCAAGGTTCGTCTTATCTTTGCGGGATTCCCTTGCTTTGTAGCAGGCACACGTGTGCTAACCGATAAGGGGTATATGCCTATTGAATCGGTTACATTAGAGAATACACTATTAACGCATACCGGCAAGTTTCAGCAGATTGTAAATCTTCAACAAAAGATTTACGATCAGACTCTATACGACATTCGTATTAAATATCATCCTGAGACGATTACCGCAACGGACGAGCATCCATTCTATGTGCGCACGCAGCTACGTATCTGGGATAATGCCAGCCGCAAATATACATATTCTTTTGAAGAGCCACGGTGGAAGAATGCGAAGACGTTGACGATGAATGATTACTTTGGAATGGTTATTAATAGCAAATCAATTGTGCCAGAATTTACACTGAATAAACAAATGAATGGATCGCGTATAGATAAGATAACCTACGTATTAAATGACGCCGATCAGTGGTTTATGATGGGATACTTTATCGGCGATGGGTGGATTGAAGAGACTACAAAAGCAAATGGTAATAGTGCACATAAAATTCGTTTTGCCATTAATAATGCAGATAAAGAAACTATTCTCGCAAGGCTTCAAAAGATCCTTCCTTTGACGGATAAGCATTGTTCAACGGGTGCTGCCGATAAGTATGGCTGTGCAGATTTCGCATGGTATACAATTCTAAAACAATTTGGAAAATATGCACACGGTAAACTCATTCCAGAATGGGTACAGGATGCACCGGCAAATCTAATTCAGGAATTTATCAACGGATATCATTCTGCAGATGGTTGTGTTCACGGAAGAGAACTACGCTTTACAACTGTATCCTATAATCTAGCACTAGGACTACAGAGACTTTATTTGAAACTCGGACATATTGTATCCATTCACAAGACAATTCGTCCTAAGACATGTATTATCCAAGGGCGTACAGTTAATCAGCGAGACACGTATCTTGTAAATGGAATTATGGATTTACAACGTAATTCGTCATCGTTTATCGACGGACAGTATGTTTGGATGAAACCGGCATCAATTCATATGCGTCCAACAACTCCAGTGCCTGTCTATAACTTTGAAGTTGATACAGATAATAGTTATATTGTAGATAATACGATAGTTCATAACTGTCAGGGCTTCAGTCACGCCGGTGCCAAGCGTGTAGATGATAAACGTAATGAACTTGTATATGAGTTCGCTCGTGCAGCACGTATTGCCGAACCTGAGTGGATTATTGGCGAAAATGTCAAGGGACTGCTCGCCCGTAAGGGTAGGGATCCCGCCCAAGCAGCCGATGCGCCTCTACGCCCTGTTATTGATATTATCAAAGACCTGTTTGAACGTACAGGATACAAAATTACCTATAAGGTGATTGATGTGACTGAGGTCGGCGTTCCTCAGCATAGAAAGCGTTTGATTATTGTGGGGCACCGAGGAACTCAGTATCCTCATATGCCGTGGGGCGATTTAACGCCGGCGAGTACTTCGTCGCATAACTCTATTCGTGCCTTTCTTGAGCCGCACCTTAAGGATGCGATGGAGATACCGGCGCTCTACCGACCCGCCGAACAGGGTGCCCATTATTGGATTCCTACTACGGAAACGGCACCCACTGGCACACCCCACCCTAATCTCGTCCTTCTTGTAAGTGGTACACGCAATCCATCAAGTAAAGAGAAAAAGGCGAATCCGAATATTGCTGCTAAGTTTGTGGAAAAGGACGGCTTGATTAGTTTTGGTGTCCGCAAGGGTGGCTATCACGGTATGGTCGTAAATCCTGATGTCGCCTGTAATACCATTATTAGTACGTACAATCTCTGCCCGCGGCTCTTCGTGGGGCTCTATAACGCAGCCACTGGCAAGTATTGGATTCGTTGTATGACGCCAAAGGAACTCGGTCAGATTCAGGGTTTCCCTGCCGATTATGCGTGGCAGGGCACTGAAAAAGAGCAGATTATCCAGATTGGAAATGCTGTTCCTCCGCCCCTTGGAGAACGTATTGTGAAGTCGTTGGAGCGTGTGGTGTTCAAGGCAGAGCCTCAAGCGGTAGATGGTGCCGCCGATGAAGCAGAAGAGAGCGAGGACGAGGCAGAATAATCACTTCAAATCAAGACGGAGATTGCTGAAACCGGCACCGTAGCCCCAGCGTAGAATACCGCGAAAGGTAAATCCCTCGCTACAACGGAACTCCATCTCAATATCCTTATTTTTTGTTATAATCACCTCTTCAATAGTCTTAATGACAAATTGAGGGTACCAGGCACAGTGAAACTCGCCAGCTAGGTCTCCATGAATCGTCAACCAATAGTCTTTTTGTTCGAGAGCCTGGTTTGCGATAGGAAGCACCTCTTTGATGAGGGTTTTCTTATCCTCATCCGTAATGGTAAGCTTCTCGTTTACTGCGGCACGTTCAGCCAGTAGGCTTGACTTAGCACCACGCTTGGCACGCACCTTCTCCTTGAGTTCTTTGCTAAAGGCGGTCTTGGGCTTGTCTTGTGCTTTACAGTCGCCCTTGAACCAATCTGTAAAGGTAGGAATTGGTGCGGAAATACCAAACTCTTCCTTGAGTTTATTTGAGCCTATATACATATCGTACCACTCGTGTGCATACTTGAGTGCAAGACTGTACTTTTCGGCACCACCATTGTGGAACTGAACGCCGGCATTCCACGGCTTATCAGTATCTTTGATGGGAGCGTATTTCTTTGACCCTTTGTGCTCAACGTGTTTCCATTCGCCCTCTGCTTTAGAGCCAATATCACGAATTTTAATATCAAAGTCGTAGTGCGTTCCACGTGAGTGACCTGTACGTGTACGAGCGTCAATAATTTGCTTGCCAGGAAACTTATTCACAAATCCAAGCATAATCTTGGGACCGCAACTATTATTATCCTTAATATCGTTGATAATGGCTTTAATGTCAAGGTCTTCATTGGCAGCAGCCGTCTTTTTTGTACGGGTTGTATTCTTTTTTGGCTCGGAGGAAGGAGGAGGCATTCTATATGTTAAAACGGAAAGAAAGTAGGAAGAGAGGAACGCACAAACCTATTTACACCAAAAGGGTTTTCAATTTTTTCACCGCCATTTAAGCCCAGCCCGCTCACATAAATATAAGAGCCCTCCAAAAGAGAATGGCAACGACCTCCGTCACTTTACAGGTCACGGCGGACTTTGTAACTCCGCCCCTCCTTCTCAATGCGAGCGCAGAAACGTGCGTCAATGTACTCACAGCGGGTGTAGCAGCCGTAGAATCGGCAAGTAGTAATCTCAGCAAATCAACGAACGCAACGCTTACCGCAAAGCACGAAGCCGCTTTGGCACGCCAACAAAAAGAGGCTGAAGCGGAACGTATGCGCTTTCAAAAGGAGATTGAGCGACTCCAAGCAGATACAAATCTCGCAAAATCACTGCGTGCCGATGCGGAAAGTCGCCTCTCAGAGGCAATCGCAAATGCTAGACAACAGGCGTACGAAGATGCCGAGCAGCGTATTCAAACTGCCGAAATTCGTATAAAGAAGGCAGAGGCAAATGCGGCTGAGTATCAAACTAAGTTAATGGATGCGGTCATTGCTGAGAAGAAGCGAGCGGAAGAGTTGGTCAATGCTGAAAGGGAGCGCTCGGATAAGGCGATAGAGGAGAAAAATAGTCAGATTGAATTTTTACAAGGTATGCGTACGAGTTCATCGCAAAAGGGCGGTGTCTATGAGCAGAAAATTAAACATTGCGTTGTCAACGCCTTTGGAACCGCAAATACATTTGATATTTTAGACAAGCAGTACGAATCCGGCGATCATGTTGTAGTATGGGAGACGTATAAGATAATGGTAGAAGACAAAGATAAGAAGGAGATAGACGCAGAAGATATTCGTAAGGCGCACCGTGATTTTACAAATCATAGTGAGTGTCATATTCTTCTTTTTATTAGCGCACGGGCACACGTTCCAAAGCATCAGCGACCTGGTGATATTGATATTGCCCTCGTGGATGGACGACCGGCAATCTATCTAGGTAATTTCAATATGAAGGAGAACAAGATTCTATATCTACAATCCCTACAACCGGTGATGCGCACGCTGATTGAACTGACGAAGAAGGCGGCAGAGAGTCCTGAGGTCCTTAATGAGCGACTCAGCGATAAACTGCGCAGCATTCGGCAGCATTTCATTTACAACGAGCAAATCATCAATGATATGGTGAATAAGGCGAAGGCAGCGGAGCGTAACATCAAAGGGTCCTTGGATGAATTGATGTTAACAATCGTCAATGTACAATCGGCGTTTAAGAACTCTATGGCGTCTATTGTCAATGACGAGGATACCACGGCTCCTGAAACCGAAGTGGTGGCTGTTCCTGAGGTAGACGTGGAGCCAGCACAATTAAAGGTAACGGGAAAGCGGTCGGTACCAAAAAAAATTAAGTAGCAATAAAAACTAATCAATAGTATGCTGCATAAGGATCATTCGTAAGCATTGAGGGCGGACCAGAGCCGTTATCAGTAAAAGTATTATCAAAGGTATTTGTAACGGTACTAAATCCGATATAGATTTGGGGAGCACCGCCACTACCTACGAACCAAAACATAAGTGATTTTTCTGTAAATTGAACGCCATAACCGGCTGGTGTATAACCGGTGAGTGCTGTATTTTCATAGTAATAATTTACTCCACTCATATCTATAATATTCACTGCGATATTTGGGGATACAATATACGAATAGTAATATTTACCAATGCCTCCGTAACCATCGACGGTTGCGGGTGGTATTGTAGGTTCTACAGTCATATAACCGGACGAATTTGTAATGAATACTCGCGATGTTGTAGCATTTAATGTAAAGGTGACCCCGTCCGCATATTCAGGATATTGATATACTTGAGACAAATCTGACCACGAAATGACTGTTGCGGTGCCATTGATAAATGCTAATATGTTATGATGAGTATAATCATACGCAAGAAGATTTGAACCAGCATATTGATCTATTAATTGATATTGTAATCCACTATTGGATGGCACATTGGAATACGCTAAAGCCCCTGTTTGACTATTGATTATAGATAAGAAATAACCCCCTTCGGCTGTATTATTTCCATATAATACAAAATATCCAATCATACTACCAATAACATAAGGGTAGCAGTCCGTTGTATAATAAGGTAATAAAATAGTTGTATTAAGAGTAGGAGTAATTATATGTGCATTGACGGAAGACCCAGTTGACTCAAGCAGACAAACACCGTTATTGTTTATAAGTGCTCTGGAACCTACAGTATTTGGAGAATTATTATAGAAAAGTGGTCCGACTAAGGTAGTTCCATTGAATATAATATATACGTTTGCTCCTATAAATTTAGCACCATCGTTGGTATCATAAATAACAATATGGTTACTGCCGTACGTTGGAAGTGCGGGACCATAACTTACACAGGAGTGGTATCGCACGCGTCCTATCTCTGTTAGAACTACAGGTGTTAAAATTGCGCCATTTGTATATGTTGTAGCAATAGGAAACACATATACATCATAACTATTATCATTAGATTTATGAAGCACTATGGCACAGTTTTGTAGATTACCAGCTCCGTAATAGTAAATACTTCTACTATTATATGTTGTAACACTGGTTGAATATGTCGCATAGGTTCCGTCTTGTGTGATAACATATATATTACCAGTAGTAAAATCTATAAAAATGGAAGAGTTATTAAATGTAGGTCCATCTAATCCACTTTGCTCATATGAAACATCTGTTGTATAGTTTTCAGAACCTACGATTGTACATACAATACTAGGTGTTGTGTTTGACAAACCCCATGAATAAACTGTAGTAAGATTAGTTCCCATAGAATATACGTAAAATACAATAGCATTATCAAGTGTGTAAGCATCAATGAGTGTATCTGTATTTAATGTATAGGGAGCCAATACCGTATTTGTTACTGAATTGTAAAGATTGAATGTATATGTATAGGCTGGAGGAGCATCAGAATTGGAACTATAAGTATAATGTAAGAAAGGAGCTGACGTCTGTTGGTAATAGTAACCTCCGCCAGAAGCATTAATATTTGTAATAGTTTGTAATAGAGTGCCATCAATGCCTACAAAAAGAAATGCGTTATTATTATAATCCGGTGAGGGACCTATCATATAAAGTATAAAACAATTTGACAGAGAGCATATTCTTGTATTAGGATTATCAGTTACACTATACCCTGAATTTACCGAGGCACTCCACGTACCCGCATATATATTATAGACTCTCCATGTCCACGTATCACCTGGATCTTCAAGGACAATATAGGAATAATTGGATACGATGGGTAGCGGTGGTACTGGTGGTGGTGCTGGCAGAGCAGACACCGTTGGTTTTGGAATAAACAGTGGACCCGTCAAGACGTAATTATACCAATTTGTATAATCGGGACCATCAGAACCTACAGGTGAAATTGATTCTACAGGACGAGGTATACCACGTTGATTGCGGTCATTGATTTCGGCTTGACGTGCTAGAAAGGCAACATAGACAGCCCTTGAGTGTTTTTCATATGTAAGTTGTGATGCGTCCATCCCTAATTGGGATTTAAAATTTAAAATCGCTATTTAGACACAATGAATGTTGGTATTAGTGTAAGTGTATTCAATGCGCCCGGTTTGAGAATGGTACGTAAGCGAGCAATAAGAGACGTAGAGGGGCTATTTCGTGGACAAAATTTTATGATGTCTCTAGACCCCAATGTTCCTCTAGAATATTTGAATTTACTGACTCTCGTCGCAAATGCTGCGAATATTCCTGCCGAGAGTCTACCCAGCCTTATGTTCTTACGGATAATGCTCAATAACAAAGAATTAGATATAACCAAATCACTCAAAGACAATGGAGTGACTCAGTATGTACTGCTCCAGGTCCATTTAATCGGCAAGTAGCCGCGGAGAGGTTCGGCTCACCAAATCCCTCACCGTTATAAGGATGCCAGATACACGAGTGAAGGACCTTATTGCGATTACAGTGTCTACCAACTATGATGATATTCTCAGTGTTGTTATACATCAGAACCAACGATTTTTTCAGACGTGGTATATTATAACTCATCCAACAGATTATGCGACTATTGATGTGGTTGAGAGTGCCGATTATACTAACATAAAACTTCTCTATTTTGATTTTTATAATAATGCGGTATTTAATAAAGGTGGTGCTATACGTATGGCGCAAGAATATGTCAGAGAAACACATATGTGGAAACCGATTTTATTAATGGACTCTGACATCTTTTTACCAGATAATTTTTACGATGTCGTTTCGTCAATAGAGATAAAACCAGATACACTCTATGGTGTTTCAAAACGCTATGATTATCCATCGTATTACGATTTTATAGAGGATACCAATATGTATGACCATCCTGCTGCAAAGGGATTTTACGGTTTTTTCCAACTTTATAAACAAAGTGCGTTAAAAGAATATAAAGACTCTAATAATTGTTCAACGTGTGACGGAAATTTTACATTATTCTTCAGAAAGAAGATTGTTTTACCCCTAACTATAAAACACCTAGGATGTATGATGCAGAATTGGGATGGACGCAAATCTAAAGATGATTTTCGTATGGAATTATAAATGGATTATAGTGTGTTTAAGAATTACTTTACTCGACCGAAGAAATGGAATACTATGAAACTGTTTGAGAAGATACAGTATACCTTTTCACGCTTTACTCCAGGGTTTGGCAAGTTTGTAGATAAATTAGAGGCAAAAGGTATCGTGAAGGAATTAGCAGGAGATATGATTGAACTCCCACGTGTTGTTCGTGAAATGGCAGAATGGAGTGATATTTCTCCAGACGATTTGAATCCTGATCATATTATTAAGGCAAGGCACGGTAGTGGATTCAACATTAATATAGAGCCAGGTGTCAAGTATAATATAAACTTCATTAAACAGACCTTACGACGCTTTAATGGTATGAAGTATCTGAGTTTCCGAGAGTCACAGTATAAATATATAAAACCTGGATTTTTTATTGAAGAGAAAGTGGATGATTATATGAATGGCAAGAATGGTAATGCCATTACCTTCATGATTTACTGTATTCATGGTGTTCCTTATACGGTCATTTTTAGCGATAAGCGTCTAGAACGGTATCGGCATTTTTACATCCACGAAGATTATCGTATGGAGCAGTTAGCCATAGAAAACCAGGTGTTTCATCCGTTTATTGTGCCGCCGCAGGAGGTGATGAACCGTATGTTTGACGGCGCAAAAGCCCTCTCAAAACCGTTTGAATTTGTGCGGATTGACTTTTATTTAGGCACCGATAATAAGATCTATTTCAGCGAATTTACGTTTACACCTCACGCAGGGCTTCAAATCTACTCGGATGATATGGAGTTACAGCTAGGAAAACTATGGATTTAACGCGTGCGAAAATTTGCGCACAAAAATCTGCGTATATTTTATGCGCAGATTTTTGTTTCTTTGTTATCCTATAACTCGTTTTTCGCGTATTTTCTGTAGTTTTTTTGAACTACAAGAAATAGCGCACAAAAAGTTACACACAAAATGCGCGCAGATTCTATGAAACACAAAAAAAGTAAAGAAATTTTGCGAAACTCGCGCGATTTTTCTGCTTAAAAATCTGCGTCAGATTCATTAATCTATAGATTAATGAATGACACGTGATTTTTGACGTGAAAAATGCCCCATTTTGTGATGTTTTTGTGTATTTTTTTGTGTTTTGTAGAATATGCGCGCAAAATATACGCAGTTTTTTGTGCGCAGATTCTCTAAAGTAAAAAATCACGCACAAAAACGCACACATAAACCAGTTATTGAATCTCACCAGAACGTAGTTTATCTATCATAACTGATTGTTTAATATACACTATTTTGTGCTGAAATACATTTTTCGCCATCTTTACAATATACGTATTTTTTGGAATCTCATACGTGTGTAAAAAACTTAGTGTTCCATCCAATATATAAAATGTCTTATTTATTCCAAATAGCATATTACAAAATAACGGTGAACCATCGGTAACAATAATATTCTTTGCGTTCCTTATACAACGTATCTGTTGTTTAAGGTCAGTAACTTCATCGGTATGGAGTATTTTGTAGGAATATCCCTTAGTTGTTTCAAAAAAATTACATATGGCAGAATAATTTATAATACGATCGTTCGGCGCATAATTTTCCTTCTTCTGCCGCGGCATAATCAAAAAATCATACTGCGCATCATCTACGGATTGTGGTAGTTTATACATGTAAAAGTGTATCATAAAATCGGTTAGATGCGCTATATTTACATTCGTACACTCTTTCACAATTAAACTTGATACAGGAGACGGAAAATACGATACGTTTGCCGATGTTGTATCAAGTGTGTACACTATATCGGTAATGCCAAAAAATGTTGTAAAAATTGTTTTATACATTTTAGGACACTTTAGTACAAGTTTTAGAGACGGAATCTGTTCTTTCAATAGATTATATATAGGTAAATATATCGCCGATTCATACACCCAATGACCAAACGCTTCGTTAGAATCTGTGTCAAGAATAAAATAATACTTTATGTTTAATTCGTCCGTTGGTGTATAAAAGGATATATGAATCTTATTATGGGTCTTACTATCATATGTGTAATCCGATACATTGTTTACCTGAAATACTTTATAATTATTCTTCAGTACTAAATATTCCTGCTCAGACGCGTCTGTTAATTCCATAGTATATTTATTTACACAAATAAGTTTAGACCATCTAAAATCTCAAGCTTTGAACATACTCGTGAAACATACCACCTACAAAATGTGTAAAATAGTTTTCCCTTACAAACTGTTCTAGAGACATATTCCCTAATATACTCTGTAAACACCATATCGCATTCCATCGGTTCTCCATAATCATATAGACACCCGCCTTCTGTATTTCGTATCCTACACACGACTGCTCATAATGGTAGCCACTCTTACTCGTAACCGCACCACGGCTATATGTGTTGTAAATATGTTCAAGAAGAGTCTTATGGCGTACGGGTTGTAGAACCATTAGACCCGTATTAAGAATATTCTCTGTTTGAATATGCCGCTTTGCGTGTAACATATAATAATCGGTCGCAGTCTCCTCAAATCCATTAAATATCTGAATCTCTCTATGTATTGCCGGCGTAGGCTGAGAATATTCATCTACCATACCAATCTTATCTCCATATACGTACGCTGAATGTAACGGAGGCGCCGCCGGATTTATTAGAATATCCGCATCTACAACAATAATATAATCGTACTCCGCACTCCAAGGCTGGCTACAGACCAATATCTTGTTAAAGGTAATCGCCTCCTTACTATGAAATGTCGGATCAAGATAGTCCGTAACAACCTTAAAGTCATAGTTACAACGCTTCGCATACGCTTCGTGACTAGGGCGAAAGATACTATTGTAATGCTCTAAATATTTGTCCCCAATCGCAATGGCAACTAGAAGAACTCTAGGAGTCATCGGTGGTAGATAGCGTAACAAGTCATCGTAGTCCGGTATCTTAATAGAAAAATCCTCATTAAATCCACCAGTAATTTGATTGCTAACATTATCTAGACATTGAATATTTTCGTAATACATAACGGGTATAGACAATACATCACAAATATGAGAATATTGCGTCTCTTGTGTACCTTTATTTTGTATAATAAAGATTGTTGTCTGCGGATGCGCAAAATAACACATTGTAAGAGCGCCACCGTTAGGCGAAACAATGAGTTTCGCCTCTTGAAATAAACGTAGTTTATCAAGAAGGCTATAATCCTCAAGATTTATACATTCAAATCCTTCTGTACGTAATTTGTCCATAAGCAAATGCTCATCAATAATCTGACGCTTCTTGCGTCCATTATTACACGTGAGTAGATGACTCTTTGACCTAGAAATATAGATGCGACGCGTAGGTGCCGCCGCAATCTCTAGTTTATTCTTTACAAGTATCTGATTGCGAACAAAATGATAGTAATAGTCTGGTACGTGACATACATTGATAACCGGTGCCCCTTCATGGTGTACAATATCATAACCCGTTATATTCTCTACATATTCATAGTCAGGCTTTAAGAGTTCAAGTGTTTCACGTTGAAACCCCTCAGAAATCCGTGTATGAAAACGAATCGGCTTCGGTAAATGAGATAAATCGTAGAGCCCAGAGACTACAAACAGAAACCAGTGCATAAGAATATCATTCCCTCGCTCAGCAAGAACATATACAGTTGTAGACTCGGACATCGTTATCTATAACCTAGTTTTATCCTTTAGATTTAGCAGAGTTAAATCTAAAGATGACCGATATAAGATTATAAGCAATGAAAGTCTTTGTACTATGTGGTGGCATTGGGTCCAGACTCGAGGATTACTCTTTTCCTAAACCGCTTAATATGATATATGGTAAACCTGCGATTACTTATACATTACAGGGTTTGCCAAGTGATATTAAGACTATATATTTTATCTATTCGCCGCATCTAAAGAAATTCAACTTTGAGCAGATTGTTATTAACCAATTCAAAGATCGTAACTGTATATTTTTACCACTATCGTATTTTACACGTGGTCCTGTTGAATCAGCATGGTGTGGCATAAAGAATTTTAGTGACGACGATGATGAACCCATCGTATTTCTAGATAACGATGTCTTATACAAGTTCCCCCCAGAACTGTTTGCTACAAAGAATACAGCATTCCTTGGCTACTCTGTAGATAATAGTTCATCTGAGGCATTTAGCTTTGTACAATTACACGATGAACAAATCACTATGATAAAAGAAAAGAAGCGTATATCAAATAACTTTATATGTGGAGTCTATGGTTTTAAATCTATACATCAGTTTCGTGATGTAGCACTTAAGAGGCTGTTTACACCTAGCGATAAGGAACTATATCTTTCTACCTTATTTGAAGACCTTCTCAGCAGAGGTCAGACTATTCAAGGTATACGCTTTTCAAACACCATTTACCATATTGGAAGTTTGAAAGAGCTAAAATATGCTACAGGACAAATAACCCACCCTTCTATGCGTATATGCGTTGACCTTGATAATACACTGGTTACATATCCTAATGTGCCTGGCGACTACTCTACAGTTCAACCGATTGATACTATGATTCAACTTGTACGAAAACTTCACGCAGATGGACATACCATTATTATTCATACCGCGCGTCGTATGGCTACACATAAGAATAATGTAGGAGCGGTGATTCGTGATATTGGAAAACAGACCTTTGATACGTTAGATACATTCGGTATCCCATATGACGAACTGCTCTTTGGAAAACCTATTGCGGATATTTATATTGACGACCGCGCAGTGAATCCCTATAGAAATGATATGGAAAGTATGGGTCTTATTGACTATATGGAAACAACTGCGCCCATCAATAAACTGAAGAATAATAAGTATAATTCTATAGAACTTGATGGAGATATTGTAGTAAAACACGGACCCGCTGAATATCTACGAGGAGAAATATACTACTATGAAAATCTATCACCTATGTTATCTATCTCAAAGTTTTTTCCCAAGTATTACGGCTCTAAGATTATAGGACATGACGCCGAACTGCGTACCGAATATATACGTGGTATACCTATTTATACTCTATACAAAGCCGAACTACTTACACGAGACCATATCAAACAGCTGTTTGAAATCCTAGACTGCTTACATAATACAAAGACTGATATTATTCCTTCTGTAGAGGCGGTTCGTACAAACTATATTGATAAACTAGAACGTAGATTCGCTGATAGGACTGTGTATAATTTTCCTGATACCGATGTGTATAAAAATATATGTATAAACGGACTAAAGGAGTATCTTAAGACACCGCCAACTATTGTTCCGTATATTCATGGTGATTTTTGGTTTAGTAATATTCTGTTAGATTTCAAAAACAATATTAAGCTTATTGATATGAGAGGGCGCCTAGATTCATCGCTTACGATGGGCGGCGACATTATGTACGACTATAGTAAACTCTACCAATCTATTCTCGGCTACGACCTTATTTTATATAATGATACAGTTTCGGATACATATAAAGAACAAGTAAAAGGTTATTTTTTTGATGAACTTCGTTTACGAAGTATTAATGAAACACATCTCCATAGTATAACATTCTCTTTAATTATTGGAACCCTCTACGCCATTGAGTCAAAAGATGTACAGAAACAGGTATGGGACTGGTTGACGGCAACCATGCGTTCAGTGGGTCTAAAAGATACATCTGTATAAAAAAATAAATGGAGCCTCTCGCACACTTCTATCGTCGCATTGTGGACCTAAATGACTCACAGGTGGGTGGATGGGGGTCTCTCTACTACGGTGTATTTACCAAAGTCATTAATGAGAATAACTATAAGAAGGTGGCAGAGGTCGGTATAGGATACGGTACCCACGCAAAGTACGTACTCAAGACAACTGCTGTAGATAGACTCTATTTGATTGATCCTATGCAGTACTATCCGAATGATGGATTTGCGGAAGATATTATGCGATGCCAGCCTACTATTCCGAACAATCACTTCAATGAGTTTCATGACCTTATTCAACAGGAGCTGAGCCCTTGGCGCAACCGATTTACCTGGTTTCGTACAAAGAGTCTAGAGATTACAAATGACCAGATTGCCAACGGTGAGCTTGATTGCGTATTTGTAGACGGCGACCACTCGTATGAAGCCGTCAAACAGGATATACGATTTTGGTGGACAAAGGTACGTGTAGGAGGGCGTATGCTTGGTGATGACTATTGGATGCCAGATGTAGCGCGTGCGGTAGACGAATTCGCAAAAGAGTATAATCTGGTGCCTGAGTTTCTAACAGCAGATGGGAAGGATTACAAGATTTTCTCGTTTAAGAAAGAGTCGGTGACGGCGAGGGCGCCAGCGGCAGCAGCAGTGGCATCGGCAGCAGCGCCACAGTTGACATCAAAAGGTACAGTTCCTCTTTCTCTATGTATTCCTACGATGGACCGATGGGACTTTCTAAAGGTGAATCTTCCGCTGTATTTGGACAATCCGTATATTACCGAGATTGTGATTACCGATGAGAATGGTCACGACGCAGAACGTATTCGTGCGACATTCAATAACCCTAAAATTCGCCTTTATGTGAATGATTCGTGCCTTGGACCCTTTCTAAATAAGCGAAAAGTCGTATCTCTTGCGGCAAATCCCTTTGTATGTCTTATGGATTCCGATAACTTTGCTCCTCTATCCTATTTCGATGCGTGGGCAGCATTTCTTCGTGGCAAGCCCCCCGCAGAAAACGTCATTTACTCTCCATTCCGCACAATTCCCCAGGCAAATCACGAGGGCTTTGACTATTCTATGCTACGAGGAGTGCATATTACTCGTGCGAATTACAAGTATTATTGGAAACTTATTAGTATGGCACGTATTCTCTACAATACCGGTAATTATATTCTATCTAAGAAAATTCTTCTAACGACTGAGACCGACCCAGAGGTGAAATACTTAGAAACGCAGAAGGGACCAGATGTTATGTTTCAAAACTATTCTATGTGGAAGAACAATAATATGATTATGGCAGTCGTTCCAGGTATGGATTACCATCATATTGTACACGGTGGTAGTTATTATTGGCAGAATATGGGCATTATGAATACGGCGGTCTTTGATGCGCTATATGATTAAGCAGTTCGTCTAAAGCAGAGGGGCGATTACAATTCAAAATGTATCAAATGACACTTTTTGAATGGCAACGGATGCTCAAGCGTCGCGATCAACTGATGTACAACTGCTCGGAATTTGACCGTCTTAATGATGAATGGATTCCGTTCTCTATTGGTATGAGTTGGGAGGTCGCATTCTTCAATGGCGCACTTGAAGAGATTCAACTCGGTCCTCACGAGCACCAGGTTCTCTGTGCGATTCGTACCGGTACCGACAAGACCCGTCGTCCTACCGGTATCAACCGTCGGTTTATCATAGACAATTTGGAGGCTAACGGGATTAAGAACGTAGATATGCCTAGTAGCGCCTATCTGCGTATGCTCCCCCACTTCCAATTCGTTATCTCCCCTGAGGGTAATGGTATTGATTGCCATCGCCATTATGAAGCACTGATGGCAGGTTGTATTCCGATTGTAGAGCGCAACGAACGGCTTTTAGAGAAGTATGGCAACTGCCCTATTCTTTTTACCGACGATTACTCCGAGATTACTCCTGAGTATTTGAAGGCAAAATATGAGGAAATGCTACACAAAACCTGGGACTTTTCCAGGTTATGTCTAGATGCGTTTGATGCCGAAACCCAGGCGCAAATCAAGGCAAATGGAAATTATTGGTGCCGCCAACAAACGGGGCGACATTGGTACGTGTAACTAGACGCGTACATAAATCGCGTCACCCCATCCCGTATTACCGCACATTGTCTGGGCTACGCACTTGAATCCCTGCGATTCTAGATAATAGTCTAGCATCGGCTTGAGCGTACAACCCTTATAGAGCTCATCCTCATTCACCTCCAGATACAACACCTTCGCAAATGCAAGGCACTTTTCGCCGCCGACGAGTGCCTTGAATTCGGCTCCCTGTATATCTAGATTCCAAAAGTTATTCTTTGTAATATCAATCTTATGACGGTCACAAAAGGTATCAATCGTAATGGAAGGCGCAACCATTGACCCCGTATAGACGACCTCAGGATGCGCAGTTGCGTGCGTACCCAAGTCAAAAATACTGGACGACTGTACATTGTTGGAAATATTAAATTTGATGAGAACATCGTCTTTGTCGGTCACCAGTGCCTGATATACATTCGGCATTCCCTTTGCCCGCGCCTCCTCGACCTTTTCTGGAATGGCATCTAGCCACGTCACATCGTTCGGCGTTAGACCAATCGTTTTGTAAAACCCCATCTCCTCGCATTCATGCGCACCGATGTGAAGTACACCAGTAACCTTGATGCCATAATGATTTAAGATGCGAATGACATCCGCCCCTGGAATCAACATTTTGATGATTAATTTAATGTATGTGGCTTTAGACGGCGGTTCTCAAAAACTCCTCTAATTCCGCCTTTGAACACGTCTTATACTCATATGCAATAGTATTATCAATCGGTTTACGAAATGTTTCGTGGGGGCGGTCATAGCGTTTATAATTTGGCATATATACGGTTTGGACCGTGACAGATAGGAGTGCCGCTGCCCACGATAAGGTAGAGCAAGAACATACGAGCGTCTTCGCATTCCTCATAATATGATAATCGGTAATCACATCGTTAGATTCTAGTATAATATTAAACCGCTTGCTAAAATATTCAAGATACTGAATTTCTAAATCCGTGTTCGGATTATTCACCACAAAACAGTATGAGGGTGCTCCTATAGACTCTAACAATATCTGTATAGAGACTGGATGTATAACCTGACCCAAGGTTATAAAATCTTCTAATCTTACATGGACAACTACATCATATAGGCGTGTAGTCGGCGGTTTTATAATTAAATCTTTCGCATAATATATATCTTTAACTCCAGCCACTTCGGATATAAGAATATCGTCCTGGTGATGTTCTATGTATTCTAAAAGCGCCGTCTTATGCTTGACATAAATTGTATCATGTTGAAAATAACCATTAAACATATAAATCGTATTTATTCCCATATTCGGCTCTGTACCCGATTCAATAAGTTCCTTCCATCCTATAAAGAACTCGTCTGTCATAACAGAATGTCCGTGATGTATACATTTTTGTGCCCGTTCATCTGAATACTGAATGCGTGTCGTTCTCTTATAAATAATAGAAAACACGCTGCTTGCTAAATAACGAAAAATACCATTGCCTAGGCGACCGGTAGGAATATCTATAACAAATAAATCCATTTATATTGTTAAAGATAACTATGTTTAAATTGGCATTTTAACGGCGACGTGTTTGACGGCGGCGACGCAGGCGGCGGGTCTTACGACTACGACGGGGCGGCGCATTACTCGGTAGAGCACCAGGTTTGCCCCACGGTTGTGTTGTAGGACGATTCGGCGTCATAATCTTACGAAGCGACTTCGGCACCTCAGGCTTAAAATTCGGCTTGAATGCGTTGAGCGACACCGATTCTACGGGGCTATATGCCGTAGGGCTATTGGACCGCATCATATTATTTGTTGGAAGTTCCAGGGTCGTTGGGCGTTTGCGTAGGGGTGTAAAGGGGGCGTTCATTTCTACTTATACCTTCGTTTCTTTTGGAACAACATTAATAGCATTGATTGCGGAGTCTGCCTGTAACTCATCATTAATATCAATAATACCAGGATGTAGCACATAACAATTCCACTCGTCAAAGTGCTGATTTATCTGCTCATCAAACGCATCATTCATATACTTAAGAGAAGGGAGAACCTTGCCGTGAATAGCACCGTGGCGTACAACGTACGCAAACGTGCCGAGATTCACGCGGATACGAGGATCCGATTTGAGTTTTATAATTCCAGAAGCGACGTCGTTGCCGTAAGGTTTCCACATACGAAGCCAAATCATATCCCAATCTGCCGGTATTTGACGGCTGAGGGTTTCCCATGAACCGCCAGGCTGTAGAAAATCCTTTGGAAAATTTACGTCGTCCTCTAAAATGAGATGTCCGTAAGAATCGGGGACGTTCATTGTTCCTAGATGCTCTATGAGCCCACGATGTGATAAATAACAACCGACCACGCCTAAATTATGTAACTTCTCGCCCTTATGGTCATTACGGTCCGCACGCACCATCGCATTGCCTACACCGTGCGTGCGCATCTGGTTGTAAGGAATATCCTTACCGTATATTCCTCGGAAACGATTTACAGTGAGACCTAATGAAGCAGCTTGCTTCTGAATAGACTCCCACCGCTTCACATCACGGTCCAAATTAATCACGTGAATCGTATCTATATTAGGAGATTTACGTGAGTCTATATGCTTATAAATAGCATAGACTATAACAATCCCTACTCCAACAGCAAGTAGGGTCAGTAAATATGAAAAATCGGCTCTCTTCGCCATCCTATTGGAGTACTAGATTATTGATGGCGGGTTAAAGACGTCCTGGGATATCTAACAATAATTAGGATGAATACGATGGACGAGGTGCGACTTATGTATCCACTTTTGTCGCCAGATGACCGCAATCGCTTCGTATATACAGTCTTTGAGTCGGCGGCACGGGGCGACTCGGCACTTTTGCGGGCGTTTGAGGCATGCGAGGGGTTCGGCGAGCTGGCGTTTGCTTGGAACTGGAAGCTGCTCGTGGATGCGATGCCGGCGGAGGGCTTTAAGTTTCTAGAGGTGGGCGTCTATAAGGGGCGTGTTCTGGGGCTCGTCGGACTGTGCGCTCAGCGTGCTGGACGTTCGGTTAAACTCCACGGTGTTACTCCTCTGTGTAATATTGGCGATAAGTACTCGCGCTACGATGAATCCAATTACTTTGGTGATATCTATGGAGCTCTGGGTAAGTGCGGCGTAGGGGCGGATTCGTTGAAGCTTCATATTGGATTATCGCAGGATCCGGCGATTCTACGTGACGTAGCTGCGGACGGTCCCTACGACTGCGTCTTCATTGACGGCTGCCACGATTACGAGGTGGTTGTGGAGGATATTAAGGCGTATTTACCGCTGGTCAAAGTCGGTGGCTACTTCGTTATGGACGACTCCTCGCTCTATATTGAGAAGCCCTATGGACAGTTCCTGGGTCATCCTGATGTATCACGGGCGGCGAAGGAGTATCTGACGCCGGCGTTTGGGGTCCAGCATATTGTGGCAGTGGGGCACAACCAGGTGTGGCAGCGGGTTGCGTAAGCATGTATGAAAAAATTGATATATGAACACTCCAGAGAGTGGATTTTTGCCTCTCTGTACACAACACAATGTCGTCCCTCAAGCTCGCAGATATTCATACAAAAATCCTTTCCCTCCTCGGCAAGCAGCACTGCTGCCCCGTCACCAAAAATAAGGGTAAGCCTGGTCTCCTCCTCGAGATGATGACAGGCATACCTCAAACCTCAAACTGTCTTGACTGCTCTGACGGAGAGCTCAAAACAGTTCCTGTTGTCCGCCACAAGAGCGGTAAGCTGGTACCAAAAGAGACAATCGCCGTCACAATGCTTAACCAGGACGACCTCAAAGCGAATGACTTTAAGGCGTCTAAGTGCTTCACGAAACTGAAGCGCGTGCTCATTGTGCCCTATTTGCGGGACGGCGACAATATCCAGTTCTTAACGCCTGTCCTCATCGACGCTGCGCAAGATGCCTATATAGGTATCTACGGCGAACTTGAGAAGGACTACACCAGTATTCGCAACAAGTTCCTCACCGAAAATATACTCCAATCAGCCACGGGCACATATCTCCAGAACCGCACGAAGGGCGCAGGACACGGCTCCACATCGCGCGCCTTTTACCTGCGCAAGACGTTTGTGGAGGAGTATGTACCCCTCAATTTGTAATCAGTACTTCAGTCGTCGTTGATTCCGGCTTCTTTGAATGAATTGCTCGCCTTGCCTGAACCGTGTGTGTTTGAAACGCTGGCGCCAGAAACGCATCCCTCACCAATTTCACATTCGCATTGCTCATCAGTATTTTTACATTTTTTGCCCGCATTTCGGCGCATGTTCTGAAGAGCAGTGTATGATGGTCAAGCCCAAAGCCGTCACCTGTATATCCAACAAAAGAGGTGGTCGTCTCTGGTGCGTAGGGCGGGTCGAGATAGACAAAATCGCCGTCAGCGGGTTCGGTAAGTGAGTCGCTGAATGGCTGGGCGGTAAAGACCACATCGCGAATAAGTGTAGATACCTGGCGAATATGATCTTCGTGGAAAATCGTCGGATTTGTATAATGACCGAAAGGGACGTTAAACCCGTGCGGTCCGTCACGATATACACCACGGAAATTGGTTTTGTTGAGGAAAAGACACATAGCGGCGGCTTTGGGTGTCTGTCGGTCGGCGCCTTGAAGCGCGTTAAACTGCTGGCGAATCCAATAATAATACGATTCCTGTGATGTGAGCGCCTCCTCTATCGTCGCCGGCTTGCGATTGATTGTGGTGCCTTTGAGTGGCGCAAAGACCGTGATTAGCGCGCGTGTCTCAGCGATAAGTCCCTCAGGGTCGCTTTGTATCGTCTTATACAGATTAATAATATTCGCATTCAGATCACTTGCGTACGCCTTACCGGTCATTGTAATTTTGCCCGCCTTGACGTGCGATAGCAGTGCCAGAAGAACGCTTCCACCGCCCAGAAAGGGCTCGTGATAATTCTTCATTGTCGTAGGAAACAGATTTAGAACCGCATCAATGATTTGTGTCTTTCCGCCCACCCACTTGAGGAACGGTGTTGTATTTGTTACGATGATAGGGACGGTGGGGGCTGCTGGCGGGGCTGTTGGCGGGACTGTTGGCGGGACTGTAGGCACCGCAGCGAGTACCTCACGCACCTTCTTCTCCACCAGTTCGTTTAGCAGCGTTTTCGGCTTACATGGATTCTTACGTGCTCTATGAGCATCCATGCGGGACTTTTGTTCGGTCGTATATTCACATGTACCACAGAAATAGATAGGCATTGGTCTCTAAAGAGGGGTGCGAGGTTTGTTCGCTTTTCGCCGAATTTTACCGAATTCGCCGATGTGATCCGGACACTCAATTTTTAGGGTTTGGTAGGCGGACGCGGACCTGGTCATTCGTGGAAATCTCTACGCTCGGTAAGGATGGACCGCATATTCGGTAAAGAGAATCTTCTTGACTGGATTGACGCCTATGGAATGACAATACTCGCCGCTGGTGCCTTCGCTGTACTACTTACAACTCCCGACCGGTCAATAGGTGCCGCTATATTCGGACTCTCCTTCATGTATTTTTGGGTCTATTTTTTCCATCGTGCGCTTCACTATTTGCCCACCGAGGGACCCCTACGATACTTAAATACGCACTGGATTTTTCACCATCAGCCCCTCAAAATCCTAGACCGGCGAGTGGAACTCGGCTTAGAAATGATAAACGACCTTGCGATGAGTCTCACCGTTCTATGGCTCCAGGGTATGCTCGGTATTTGGATTATTCCAACAAGCGTAATTCTATTTTATGCTCTCTGGTACACCTCAGTCCACATCGTGAACTATAGTATAATAGGGTCGCCGGTTCACAAAGACCATCATAAAAATGTCGGTACCAACTTCGGACCCGATGTCCTGGACCATATGTTTGGTACAAATCATGAACCCGTTAAGGAAGACCTTATCCCCCTTGCGCCCAATATGGTTATCGCCTTCGGCGCTGTAATGTTTCTAAAACAGTGTATCAAATGGGTAGATTGATAAGGCGTAAATCTTGATAATATGGATTATGAGGAGGTTTCCCACAACCGCCTGCTCAAAATCGTAAATACTCGCCTGCTTATACTCTTTTACCGATATTGCCAGTCCCATATCCGCCAAAGTAGGTTTATTCTCACAGACCTCTAGGTTATCCATTGCGCAGCCTCGGAAGAAGCGAATCCCAATAAACAATAGCGTTAAAATTGCCAAAACCGCACCCTTGGCGATTCGTGTGCGAGAAAATAGAACACCAATGACCATCACAGCACATAGTAGTGCGTGTGTAATAGTCACAATCCATTCAATGAACATATAGTCCCTAACGGTTACGTGGAATTTACAGGCGCCTGTTGAACGAGAAGACCGTGATGCTCGCATAAATTGCGGGTATTCGTATGAACCTCGTAGAGTTTATTAATAAAATCTATTAAATGCGTTGAACGAAATGTCATATACAACTCCTCAAATCGTTCACTATAAATTCGCGTATATTCACTAATATACGGAATACCCATTATATTTTTCGTTTGTTCTTCAGCATATTCATTTGCTAGGCGATGCGCCTGAGCTTTCGCATACATATGACCAAGAACAGGCGCATTCTCCAAATCTACGCAATGAGCGCACGACATTTAGTTAAAATTTCGTGCGTGCCGTTTAGATTGTCTGAGTTTATTCGCTCATATAGATAGAATGTACGTACAGATTGGGACCGTTGTTCTGAAAGCTGCCGTCCCGACGACTGCTGAAGGAAAACGCAAAGGTATGATGGGACAGCGCTTTGATTCAGGATTCAACTGTATGGTATTCGCATTTGACGACGACCAGCGCTCCTTCTGGATGAAAGGCTGTATTATTCCCCTTGATATGATATTTGTCAAGGATGGCATCGTCACTTCTATCGCCCATTCCTGCCCACCGTGTAAGGGAGACCCCTGCCCTACTTACAAAGGTATCGGGCAGCAGGTGATTGAGGTGGAGGGCGGAGTTTGTAAGCAACTCGGTATTGACGTCGGCGACCGTGTGCGATACTATGAAAATTTTGCCTAATACTTCGGGTTCTGCGTCGTGAGCTTGGGGCTCTTGCCGCAGCGGAACGCCTTGAGCGTCTTACCACGGGACTGTATAACCGACTTCACACAAATAGCAATAGCACGAGACTCCTTCTGTTGCTTTTTGTAACTGCCCTTGATGGTTTTGCGGACCTTTTTAATACATCCGCAAAAGCGTTTTGCCATAGATTCCTTCATTTCTACTAAAGGCTCCTGAAAAAATGGGCAATCTTGTATACCACGCCGGTGTATATCTTACTCGCCTCCTTTATCGTAAGCCGTGTTCGGATATCAGGACTCATCATACTACGAACAAGATGATAGTAAGGTATGGCGACCTCTTCGGAGAAGCGTAATTCATTTGCCTTTGTAAATCTGAGCGGATTATGGTCTATATGAATATGCGGTGCCGACATACCCTCATCGCGCTGCCCTGTGCGATTGTAGAAAATCTCCGATAGTGTACGACCCAGTGCGTAGACATCATCCTTTTCAAAGATAAACTTGTATTTTTCGGCGGGCGTCATCGGTTCAAGAGTCTCTTCTAACCATGATAGGTACTCTTCATCAATGACCGCTTTCTCACCACTCTCTGTCTTCTTATAAAACATACGATACGGAATCGCCTTATAGCCATGAATGGTCTGCTTATAGAAATCGTGAATCGCCTTTCGCTTATTTACAGGATGGGGATTCGCGAAATGTACTTCAATACTCCAATATGCATATAACCGGTCAAATAAACTATGCCCATATCTATTGCGAGAAAATGGTGTCTTCTTATTGGCGGAGAGCCGTTCCAGGTCATCCCATTTGAATGAAATGCCAAAGTCAATAAAACGAGTATTAAAGTGGTCTTTTACGTGGGATACCACAATATTATCGGGTTTAATATCATTGTGAATAATATCCTTGGCGTGTGCTTTCTCTAAGCCTTCAAACAAATTAGTAATAGACTTGAAGAAGGCGGGGTAATCATCTACCTCTAATTTGATACTGCCGATACTTTCGCCGCCATCCAGCGACTGTAAGATTTTTCGCACTTTCATCGGAACTTTACAATTCTTGACGTTATTGTTCGCATTAAAGGGGAGTTTAGGGTCGCAGATTTCAAAGGGATATAGGAAATACTTTTGGTCTGGGTCAATACTATGAAATAGGTCACGTTGTTTGAGCTCCTCTATCGCATCGGCACCGTCCATTAACTTAGAGATTTGTCCTGGACGATTTCGGGTATTCGTCTTACATGGTAGTGCTGGACGAAATACGCATCCATAGGTACCTTGTCCAATGAGTGCGCCGCCCTTACGGCGCAGTTTACGAGTCTTCGCCATCCTTACAAAGGATACTGAAAACAAGTTTGGTGGTCGGGGTTATGCGGACCCAGTCATATCAATCAAATCGTGGTCAATTTGGCGCTTCATATAGCGAAGTTCTTCCTCGTCCTCGGCAGTCGGAACGTGGCTGGTCGCCAACTGAACCATTGTGCCCTCGCTGTAGCCGAATGCCTCCATAACACGGTGTTTAGTTGCCAAGAAGAGTTTGAATAGAGCGAAAAGAACAATGCCGATAATGATAGGTGTGACTAGTTTTTCCAACTTCATCTTCTAGTATACTAAGCGAAATTAGGCGGCTCCCACTTTGAACTGGCGGACTGACCACTTAGAAAGACCCTCATGTTCAATAAACTCCTCTATGTTGAACCCGTTCTTGTTTGGTATAGTGTTTATAATATCTGTATCTGGTGGTAGTAATTTTGATAGGAGTTGGACTGTATAGGTATGAGTTTCACCCTGGGGCGGATTTGGAGGCTCATACGCAATTAAAACTTCGTCGTCTAAATTACCTCTACGATCAAACCACTGAGTATATAACCAGTGTACGCGTGCCGGATGTGGAGCATCCTTATCATACATAATAATCACAAACGCACGATCCTTGTGGTCTTGTTTCTCAAAAGATAAACTAGGTTTATTAGCAGTTTGAAAGCGAGTAAGCAGTGGGGTTTCAAAGGGTGGAAGTTTATGTTTATGGATAGTATGACCAACTTCAGTATAAAAGACTACATCAAACTGGGCACCACCGCCATTCTGCGAAGGTACAACCGCATTTTGTTCAGCGGCAACTGTCGTCTCCCATACTGCTTTAAGTTGTACAAGAGTATTTAATATGTCTTGACCGATTTCATCACTACCAATTCGGTATTACCATGTAAATAAGCTTCCCTAGCATTGGCAGCGTTCTGCTGCGTCTTATTATCAATATCTCTTGATAAACGAAATACATCCCTAAATACATTAGGATTGTCATCAATAGCACCTTCAGCCGCTTCGCGTATCTCGCGAATCTTACCACGTGCGGAAGTGATCAATCCCATTAACTGTTCAGAACTCACATCTACTACTACTACCTCACCAGGGAGACGACGCAGTTGACCTGTCCTACGTCTATTTCCTCCTTGCTGCTTTCGGGTTTGCTTACTTTTTTGCCGGTCACGATTGCGACGTGTATTCAAAAACGCCTTGGAATCCAGCCAATCATTCCACTCAGGGCGCTGATTGGTATCCCACGAAAAATGGTGCTCCAGTTTCATACCAATGCGGCGATTCAAAATATCAATATCCGCACGTGTAGGGCGGAACGGCGCCAATTGATGAAGAATATGCTTGACGGCGCTAGGGCTCATACTACCGCAGGTATAAATATCAAATTCCAAAAGGCAACGGCTTTCTGGGTTCTGAAAAATACTTGGGTCGGGGTTGCTCCAAAAGTGGAAAGCGATATGACTCGTTTTAATCGGCGCAATACACGTCATACCACGATTATTCTCAGGCTTGTCCAAATAATAAATACGCGGTGGAGCCAACGACTTCATATTCAACGCCTTCAAGATGTTCTTGACCATCTGTTTGACCAATGGGATATCCTTTTTTTCAGGACAGTGAACCAGTTCCATACGCATCAGCAAATGATGGTGCTGAATAAACTCCCGCTTTGCTTTACGAGTCTCCTTGACCATCCCTACTAATCCTTCTTTTTTAGAATTCCAGCCATCCATGCCGATATTATATGATTCACCGGTCGTTCAAAGACCTGTGAATATCCACCACTAGGAAAGATAAAGACCACATTTATACGCTCAACGTTGTCAGGATACCGTAGAACTATCTTGAGTATTGAGCCCTTACTAATACCATCGCTATAGAAGTGATCAATATCAGTCGGATCAATAAATTCTACATCACCGTTCCACGCTGCCTTAAGAGCAGGGAGTGCTTGATAGAGTTGTGCTGTAGTAACTGCCATTTAGTTTGCCTGGGTTTCTAACAATAAGTAAGGTGGAGTTTCAAATTTTTGGGGGGCGGGGGCACGCCGGCGGGGCGGGCGGGGCGCGAGCGGGGCAAGGGTGGTGCCTTGGGGCAGGTCGGGCAAGACGGGAGCCGGAAGGTCGGTGAGGCAGTTTGTACTGTAAATACAGTGGGAAATTCTCGGCGGCGCCCCGCCAGCACCCCGGCGGGCGGCCACTTTTTTTGGACCGCCTCGGTAGGACAATGAAACCTCAGCTGCCAGAATGCTTATGCGCCCTGCTGCCTGACGATGTCCTTGGTGTTATCAACGCGTTTGTGCCTCACCTTCCAAAACCCAAAAAGAACAAACGCAAGGACTCGGTTGATTCGGTCGATTCGGTAGTTTCATCCGTATCCCGTTCGCCAGATGTACAGCGTGACCTACGACTTATACAACGACGGGCAATGAAGGGAATGGACGGAATGTTTATGCGAGATTTGGACGATTTTGTATTGTTTTAATGTTGATTTGTGTTAGACCTATGTACATTGAATGTACTTTAGTCTAATAGCCTAATAACCAGCTAACTTTGTCCACAACGTATCCGTATTACGGACCTCGTCCGCATTGAGTGCGCAGAACCAATTGAACTCAAAGCGACGTACAAGTTGGTCGCCGTCCCATGACATAAATACAGTATTTGGTAAGACTGCCGACTTTGGATCGTTCTCATCGTCATTTAGACGTCCAAAGAGGTCCTCCAATTCACGTGGACGTCCATCTGGGAGTCTGCCACCATCCGCCGCACGTATAACCTTTGTACCCAGTTCCTTTTGGTGCTCCCATACATAAAGAGCCTGACGACGGGCGGTAGCAGCACTCCACGCCTGTGGTCCACGCTGGAATAAGTCATTGATTTCTTTGGCGGCATAGGTCCATGACGCCGTATTTGGTACCATCGCCCATCCTACGTAGGGAGCAGGTCCGGGTGCGACAGCCGTCGCAGTACTTACACGAGGCTCATCGGGGTAAGTGCCGAACACAGCAGTATCCACCTCTTTAACAAGAGGGTAGAAACTGGGTCCTAAGCACAGCGTTGAGTTCGCATCCATGACTAAACCACCGTACTTATTACATATGTTCGCAATCACCCAACGACGCCATAGATTGGGTGGTAAACGAGTGACCTTCGTATCCACGTTAGGGAAGAGCGCAAGGACAGCCTCACGACCGACTAATACAATAATATTGAAATCGTTCTCCTGTGTACGTTTCAAGGCTTCCAATGATACCTGAAGGTAGCCACGATTCGGTAAATTACTATTGCGTGCGCCAAAGTCCCACCAATGACGGGAATTCGTCTCAGAATCTACAAACCAGTAGAGATTTGGCTTGGTTTGTTTCGGCAGCAAATCCTGAAAATCTACAAAATTATCCTGTACTAAATTACGCTTATAAAGTGATACACCAACTACGAGAAGAGTTAATGTTCCCGCAATAACTATGCTTAACGTTGGCGATAAATTGCCACTCATCGGATTCTCTTACTGGGTCACTTGATTTTCTTTTTCTTCTTATTCCTTACAAGATGGACGCCGGTCAATACATGAGATACAAAGTACGCTCCCTAAGCACTTTTACAAGTCGTAGCGGATGTACGGAGTCCGGACTTCGTACCTGGGCTCTTAGCCAAGCGGTGAACCAAACCTATACACCACCCTACAGTTCGCCCGCTGTATTACCAAATACAACAAATTATACGAATAATATGAATATTTCAACACAACAGTACGGCAACCCTTTGACAAATATGAATAACTTGGATAGTACTCGTATTGGATTCGGTGGCTCCGATTATGTATTACCTATACCACCGACAATACCATCAGCGTCATGTGCTATTATTCAGAGCCAGTCTAATTTTTACTTGCCACCGATTGTACAGGGTGGTTTCCAAATTCCCTACACTATACCGGTACCGTATAATTACTCTGGTAACCCTGCTCCTTATGCGAATCCCTTGGTCTATCTATCAACTGCTGGATCGTGCGACCAGAAGCCGCATTTCCAGGGTACGCGGGCGACTGAGGCGATGGCGTTCGGTGCCTGCCCTGCGAACTGCGATGTCTCCGATTATTTCCCATCCACCATTGTCCCAGGCGCAGGGGCATATTAATTTCCTGCGTAAGAAATAGAAGATGGTCGGTTATTCCCCCGCTGTTTGGTCAGGCAATGCGAATCTCATTAAGTCTCCACCGGAGCAGGCTCCGCTCTCCGACCGCAACGCCTACACAACTTGGCCCGGCGGTGTTGACCCAACGGTCCCCCTTTACAATACCGATAACCAGAAGTTCGGTGGTGCCCGGCGTAAGAACACCCGCCGCAATCGCAAGGCGAACCGTAAGAACACACGCAAGAACTCTCGTAAGAACACCCGTCGCAATCGTAAGGCGAATCGCAAGGTAAATCGCAAGGCTCGCCGCTCAACCCGTCGCAGCCGCCGTGTATCTCGCCGTTTCCGTGGCGGCTACCAGACCTGCTCCCCTATTGATACTCTCGGTGGCACTGCCAGCATCCCAATGACTGCTAGCGTCTGCCCCGAAGGTTACTTCCAGGACAAGGGACTCATCGCATAAGTGATCAACTAGACAATTTCTATTAGACAATTTACTATAAAGTGTCTAAAAGCAAAAAGTATTCAACCGACGAATACGTAACGACGTTTAAACCAAAAAAATATGAATGGTTTTCCATATTTTTTTGTTTTTGTTGTGTTTTTGTTTGTTTTGTTTGTTTTTGTTTTTGCTGTTTTTTATAGTTTAGCTTTAGTTGTGCGTCTAATAGATCTTGAGGTCAAGGGGGAGAGGGAGAATCTTCTTCTCATAATGCGTCTCAATCTCGTCCTGAGCACGGCGCTCACGTTCAGTAATCAGATTAATGGAGGCACCCTTACGACCGAAACGACCTGAACGACCGATACGATGAATGTAATTTTCACGCTGGAGAGGTAGTTCATAGTTGATGACGATGGAAATCTGCTGGACGTCAATACCACGAGCAAGCAAGTCCGTGGAGATGAGCACACGGCACTTGCCGTTACGGAATTCCGTCATACGATGCTTACGCTCCGCCACATCCATATCACCGTGGATGTAGTTGAGGTCAAAGCCGCGGCGCTTCATCTGGTCACCGAGCCACTCCGCCTTCTGGCGCGTATTGACGAAGATGGTCGCCTGCTGAATGCTGAGATGGTCGTAGAGGTCGCAGAGCGTGTCCAACTTGTGGTCTTCACGAGGCACCTCCACAAACCACTGCTTGATGCCGTCAAGACTCACCTCTTCGGGCTCAAGTAGAATCTCTACCGGGTCACGAAGAATGCTCTTAGCCACTGTAACGACATCTGGCGTCATGGTCGCCGAGAGAAGTGCCACCTGAGTCGTCACAGGCCAGCCGAGGCTGAGAATACAGTGAACCTGTTCACGGAAACGAGCCTCCAACATCTGGTCAGCCTCATCCAAAATGAGTACCTTGATGGTGTTAGGAGAGAGAACCTTGCGATTGAGGAGATCGTAGAAACGACCAGGCGTTACGAGAAGCACGTGAGGAACGTGGGGTGGCTTGAGCTTGGACTGGGAAACAACGTCAATATCACTGTTGACCGGTGGACCGCCCGTTGCCGTATGCGTGCGGACACCAATGTAGGCACCGATGCCCTTGGCGACCGCTGCCGTTTGCTCAGCGAGCTCTCTGGTTGGCGAGATGACAACCATCTGAACCTCGTTTCTACTAGTGTCAATGCGGCTGAGTCCGCCGATGACGAAAGTACCGGTCTTACCAGTACCCGATTGTGCCTGCGCAAGCAGGTCGTGCCCAGCCATCATAGGCACAATTGCCTTCTCTTGGACTGGGCTAGGCTTTTCAAAGCCAAAAGAATATACGCCGCGAAGAATCTGTTCACTGAGACACATTTCGTCAAAGCTCTTGTACTCGCGCATCACGTACTTAGAAGGCGCCGGCGCCGATACATCTGGGGCAGCCGCGCCGGCGTCCGGTGTAGGAGGGTAGGTAGGGGTGTTTGAACGGTCAGAAGGACCGTCGTAATTGGAAGCAGAAGCAGAAGCGGACATGGTAGGGATATGAAGGAAAGAAGGGCTCAATGCTTTAGGTAAGAAGATAAGGAGAAAGGAGGAAGCCGCAATCCCTAAATCAGATTATGGGGGCGTCAATTTTTCCCATTTTTACAAAAAAATGAATAGTCTTAGAATTATTATTAACATTAATAATGATTCTATCACCTGTACCACCGGTGATGAACACCACTGATACACATCAAGTAAACGCTGACCCGCTTATTATGTTTGGGATACCAGGTATTATTATAGGTGTATCATCGGCGGGTGTATTACTAGTAATGATGTATAGGTATTATAATTCCAAACGACATGTACTTCCTCGTTTTGAACCCGTTATGGTTAGGACGTCCACTCCGCCACAGGACTCAGTGTAATTCCTAGATTTGGATTGCGAATCACTTCCTGTAGGAGTTGGTAATGAACCGATTTTACGTAATCGTAATTACCATTCTCGTACTGTGTAGCGAATACAGAGGCAACAGTAGGCTCTGTAGTCTCCTTGAATTCAAAATACTTATCTAGCGTTGGAATCTTGAGCAACGAATCACGGGGACCCTTGAAGCCAGTCTTCATTGTGCCGCCCTGGGTTTCAAACAATTGCTTGACAACATTGGCGGGGAACTTGGCGAGCAGGAACTGGCGGTTATTGAATTCCGTCGTATACGTATCAATCTTCTTTGAATTTTTGAGTCCGAACTTCTCTTCAAAACCGGTGAGAACCGATGCGGCGGCGGCGGCGTCTGTCAGTTCGTAGGCGGTACAAATGAGTCCACGACCATTATTAATATCGGATTTGATGGCGTCTACGACGGGTCCACGGCGAAAGTAAAAACCGGACTTGCCGTGAAAAACGGTGACGTCCTTCGCTTGGTCGTAGACGATACTCACAATACCGGCATCACTATCCTTACGGAGATGGTGCTCAGCGGGTAGATTATTGACTGCACGATTGAGTGCACTCAGTGTCTCGGCGGCTAGGGGCTCGCAAAAGATGGGCATCTTCTATCTACTCTAGTCGGGGGGGTTGGGTTTAGGTACGGCGGTAGCGGCGGTTTCGGCGGGTGGTTTTGCGGGTGCTGCGACTGCGACTGCGACGGGTTGTGCGGCGTCTCTTGGCTGGTAGTTGCACTGGCTTAGAACCAAATGCAGCAGCAGCAGCACGTGTAATAGGTGCGCCAGATGCTGCTGCAGCAGCCGCAGCAAGTTGTCTTTTTTGTTCATCCGTTAATCCAGCAGTTATACGAGGATCCATGTTTATAAAAAGGGGGTTTATAATTTATTTGCGTCTTGTTTGCCGGCGCTTTCTTGTTGCGCGGCGGGACCGTTTCTTACCGGTAGCCTCCGCCTTTTTTAACGCTGCATACGATTTCTCTAATTCTGTTGGTTCTCTTGGTCGCATAGCCGCCGCTACTGCGGCGAGATGTGCGTGTTGTGCGGGTGTAAAATTGCTTAAATTTATATTTTTTGGTGCCCCCTTTGGTGCTACTATAACAGGTAGCGGGGATTTTGATGCTCCTACATGCCCAGCCAGTCCTTGTGCCGCTTGTATTTTTAGCATATTCGCGTATGTCTGCGCCGTCTCTGGCATATCTAGAATGTGTTACTAAAACTTTAGCGAGCCAAATCCCGCTAATAAGTCATTTACACCCTTGTTTGCTGCCTTTTTCTTTTCATTACGATTAATCATACGCTGTAGTTTCTTGAGATTTGCGTTCGTGACATTATTGCCTGGCTTATTGTTGCTGTTGCCCATCATATTATTGTTGTTCATTACGGCTTCCTCTTTGAGCTTTTCTAACGCCTTTTCGCACGACTGGCGGATCTTACCAAGTTGAATGGACAAGTCAGCTTGTAAATCAGAGATAATAGCCGCATCACTTTCTACCAGGCGTTCTACTTGAGATACCATAGGTGCTAGGCGTTTAAGGGCCAAGCCGTATCGTGTAGGTAATACCTCGGCATTGCGACTCAAAAACTGCTTCACATTACGCTTCGTGAGTTTTACCTTAAACGCAGGCGCAGGTCGGTATTTACGAGTTCCGTGGCCTAATTTTGTCATCTCTATTGTATAAATTTAAAAATAGTGTGGTCTAGTTCATGGTACAAACAACCCGTTGGTAAATAGACGTCGCCTTCAAGTTGGAGAACGCGCGAATCGTTACAGATTGACCGGGCTCATACACCGTAACAGAGGTATGGCTAGCACGCACAACTCGCTTCCAACTTGGTACATACACCTTTGCTGTTTTCAACTCGGCGTTATAGGATATAACTATACCTGATACCGTAGTAATTGAACCGTCCTGATTGAGATGTTGTAGAAACCAAACAAGGCGTTCAAACTGCTTTATCACGTGAGCACGGTGATTGAGATGCTCGGTCATCGTCACCCCATACGGTTCCTGGAATCCAAACACGTGATGTTTGAGCCAGCGGTGATTGACGACATCCGCATAACGACGAAGGGGTGATGTGGCATGACAATAAGTTTTAAGGTTGAGTCCAGCGTGAGACGTATCGGCTGATGACGCTGTTACATATTCGCCCGCCGATGAGCCTAGAAACGCCAACTCCTGATTGCCTGATGTTTCGGCCAAACGTTGGTATTCGGCGTTTTTCGTACCGGCGTGTCGTCGCAATATTCCTTGTCGGTATTTCACTAATATTTCTGCGACTGCGGTATTATACAAAATCATGGCTTGCTCTACCCAAACATGAGGGTCCGCTGAACACGGTTTATCGGTGATGATACTTAGGAGTTCAGGAAGCCTAAATGAAATTCTGCTGTCCGTAAGAACCGATTCGTATGTATGAGCGACCGTGACAGCAATGTTCAGTATTGACCACATAGTTCTTACAACTTTGTTGTCTTCAATGTAAAACACAAGTGCTACCACGGGACGTTTAATTCCATCGGCTCTTAACGAAGCCTTTTGTGTGGATAACTCACTAGGAAACATGGGATCCACTGCCCTGCCATCAATATAAATCGTTTGTGCCGAGCGTTTGGCCTCCAAGTCCAACACGGAGTCCTCTGGAACCCACGACGCAATGTCAACAATACCTATAAAGAACTCAGTACCGATCGGCGTTTGACGCCAGCCCATAACGTCATCAACATCTTCACAGCCCGGTGGGTCAATATTGACTACAATATCCCACGACGAATTACTGTGGTGCCGTGTGTTATAAGGTGCCAAACATTCGTATTCTACCGGAAATTTAGAAATACAAACACCCATCTGTAACACCGCAGTTTCGGCCTCGCAGTCGCCGACAGGTCCATAAATGTGCTGTATTCCTGCGCGCGGGTGCTTATCATTCCAGTGTTCAAATGAAGCAATTGCCACCATATTTGTCGTCGGTTTGAGTTTTGAACTGACAACCATTGTTGGATAGGCAGGGTCATAAGGATGAAAATTGTATAACGGAACACCTTTCGGGGTCATACCAATACGAATACGATTAAGGTAATCAATGATTCCCGCAATCGATTTATGTCTTTTAATGTCTCTATGTTCAAGTTTTTTTGTAGTTGGATTGATTATATCACCATGTAACCATTTTTCAATAATCGGTTCAGTATATTCGTAGGAAGTTGAAGGGGAGGAAAGAATGTATTGCCCTTGGGCATAATTTCGTACAAAGAGTTCCATTTGGGTCGCAGGTAAGTTTATATTACCGCTTCCAAAGTAACTCAATTTTTTCATTCTTAATATGATACAACCAGGGTTCCAAACAAAAACAAAGTGATGGCGGTAATTTGGCTCCATAAGGGTGCGTAGGCCAAGGCGAGTGATGATAGGGTAAACCACGCTAGTCCATAGACTGTGTCACCGATTGGGGCTCCCAGGTTCGCATCTTTGCCGTAACGCTGAAAGAAGTCAATATACTTTGTGGTCGGCTTGAGCTGGCTAATCAGTTTGAAGTAGGAGAGGTCTCCCGTCCACTGGACCGCCGTGAAGGTGGCAAATCGTAGGAGCCACTGAACGACCGATTTGGGCGGGTTTTGTTTGAAAACGAGGGCGATAACCTGTTGAGCGACTAGGAACAAGAATGTAGAATATATGAAGTCGCCGAACGCAACCACGGCAAACGGAAACTTAGAATAATACTCTTGCGTTGTTTGTCCCTTGCTCACCTTCGGAATAATGTAGAAACTCGCCGGCTCTAGGACCGCATACGCCGCCATCCAGGCAATAAGACTTTGTGGGCTAAACTGGAAGATGTCCACCATTCTAATTTAGTTGGATAAAATAGGGATTAAGAATGTCTGAGCCGCCGTTGCCACCACCGTTGCCACCACCATTATCGCCATTGGTAAGGGATACATTACCAGCAAATCTTGTGCTTAATAGAATTGAACTATTACACACTGCGGAAGCCGTAGTTCGTAAATATAGTGATCTAATTCCGATGATGCAAGAATATCTCAAACAGATACTTTATCTTGGTAAAAATATCTCTAGATTTGTAATGGATTTAGAAGACCCTGAAAAAGCTATTTGGTACAGTAAGCATAATAATATATTTGATCCTGTTTTTCCAGCGATAGAACATTATTCTCAGTTTTTAGGAGTTTTAGTAAAAATTATGGTACTCGACCAAACAACTCTGTATACACATGAATTACTTATGCATCTTATGGTCTTACTCATTGGGGAAGAATTAACGCAACGTGATATCTATTCTGAACGAGCAGTTGAACAGATTGGACAAAAGTTTATGTATTTATTGGACCTTATACGTGAATTTTTCAGACGTCGCAATGTGTCTCTAGATGTTCTATCTGGCTCATTAACGATAGATCCTCGTTTACTAGAATCATCTAAATATCGTGGAGCGAGTACGTTTCTTATACAATTTATAGCAGTGGATGAAATGAATGAAGAACATACTTGGCGGGCTTTGTATATTCTAGCAAACCAAGAGCAGCATGTTACAAATTTATTAAAAGCAACCGCAGAGCATCAGGCTGAAAATGGGGAGACTATAGAGATTAGAACACAGGCAAAAAAAGATGTAATACGATATTCTGAACTCGCAAAACGTTTGGGTAATTTTATAAAGACACTCGATGAAGAAATAGCCGAAAATTCCGAAATAAAACAATTAGAATCAGGAAGAGCAGCGGCAGCAGCAGCGGCAAAGAAGAGAGCCAATAATGCCGCTAAAGCGGAGGCAGATCGTACAGCAGCCGAACGTTTGGCAGCGGCAAAAGCGGCGGCGGAGCAGGCAGAAAAAGCCCTTTTGGAAGAAGAGAAAGCGGAGGCAGCCGCCGCAGAAGCGTTAGCAGCTGAAAAGGCGAGTAAAAAGAAAGCGAAAAAAGAACGGGAAGCCGCCTTAGCAGCGGAAAAAGCCGCCGCCTTAGCGGCAGAGAAAGCCGCCGCCGACGCAGCCAAAAAGGCGGAAGCAGAGCGTATTGCCGCCGAGAAAAAAACCGCAAAAAATGCTGTAAAGAAGTCGGCGAATCTCTTAGCCGCCTCTATGAAAAAGCGTGCGCCTGAACTAATGACGACTCCACAACCAAAATATTTACTTGGTCAGAAAACACCTTCCGCCTCACCTCCAGCACCGTCACCGTCATCGTTACCGCCCTCTGTATCTCCAACAACATCTATATCACCTCCTTTATTAGCACCACCCCCATCTGTTTTACCCCTTCCACCCTCTGCGTCACCACCGAGTTTCTCCAATATACCACGTGCGCCAACACCATCGCTCGCCAAAATAGGATTTACCCCCTATAGTCGTTCCCCGCCGGCAACACGTTTCTGGGAAACGCTAGATCATAGATATATTTACCAGATTCTACACGATATATTTATCAGCACCCAAAATCCAAATACACGTTTTTATCTCAAGGGAAGTGCCGCAATACACCTCTATAAACGTTCGTATCGTATAGCCTTCATGAACCATACATCAGACTATGATACTACTCTCTTACTAAATCCTGGATTGGATAAAAAACACTTCTACGACCTACGTTCATATATGCTTAATACTATTATACAACGTCTTACGGCGGGAATGAATGACCCGCGGTTCAATGCGGAGGTCATTACAAAACTTCACGGAGCAGATATTCCATTCGCCTCCTCATATTGGGATGTAGGCATGGGGAAAACAGTCTATAATATAAAAGATACAATACCCCAAGAATACGTAGGCGTGCCAGATAAATTAGGTTCTCGGTTTTACACAGATACTATGAATCAATATCCATATGCGAGCCACGCCACACAACCGAGCACAAATATATTAAATATGCGTATTATACGTACACTCGTAAAGCCCAAAAACGTCACTGTTCTCCAACTCTATACCAAGACGAGCCCTGAAATCAAACTCATTGAGGTGACTGTACCGTTCTACGAATATGATGAGAATGAGACTCAAATCAGTCTCGCTGAACAATGGGCGGCGGCAACACAAGTGAACGTTATTGACGGCGTACCGGTTCTTTCACTACCCGCACTCAAAGCGGAACAGCAGAAACTACGAACACTCAAAGACGCAGCGGAGATTGACCGGCGTATAGCAGATATTGATATGCTAATGGGTCCTGCTGGAGGCACAGGACGCGCTAGACGGCGTACTCGGAAATTGCGACGTTAGGGGTGCTGGGTTTCTAACAAATAAATAAATGTTGTTGGGGGATTAAAAAAATTGAAACACGACAGCGTATTTTATACGGTTTTGTGTCTCCTTCCTTCTACACAAATATGGGTTCTTCCTCTAGTAAATTTCCCTTTCCTTCTTCCTCCACGAAACATATCGTCGGCGAATCAGATAGTGAACACGCTGATATATGTATTGATGCTATGGAACGTGCCGACTGGAACAGCACGCGAAAGCCAACCTGGCATCAACGATTTGACGAATTCGTCGTGAACGTCTACGACCCCCGCTAGCTCTAAAAATGGTACTAGTAATTGCGATACTGGGTTACCGTTTTTTAAACGATTTACGGTACTAATTTTCGGGGGTAAGGGGTGGGACAGACCCGTTGCCGGCGGGAGCAGAGAAAAATTGAAAGTTGACCGATGCGGGTAAAGTACATATTGTCCTGCTCCTTTTTAAATACAAATCCTATTCAAATCCTATTCAAATGGATAATCCTCCTTCCTCCTCCCGTCGCAAAAAATCCGACAAAGCGAAAGAAAAGCGTGAGCGTACGCCCTACTCGTCGCAACACGTGCGGCAGGCAATTGCTGTGTCCTCTCGCAAAGCAGCCCGAAACGCCAAAAACAAATAAAAAATTTTTTATTTTTTTTTGTGATTTTTATGTATTTTTATTTGGTTTTTAGGGTTTAGGGGAGCTCAATGCGGCAGAGCTCCTTGTCGTGCGTCTTCGGCAAGACGCGCCAGGACAGCGACTGCTTGAGCGCAGCGAGGACGTTCGCCGAGTGCTTGGCGACATCCAGACCAGCCGCGCGAGTGTTCTTCTCGTGTATCTGGACCGAGTAGATTTTCGTGCCGTCCTGGGCTTTCCACACGCAGTGGATGTCGCGCAGGTCGTTGAGGCGGCGGAGCTCAATCGCAGGACCAGGTGCGGGCGCGGGCGCAGCAGCAGGAGCGCCGACCTGCTGCCAGCCGTCATCAGCAGGCGCAGGCACAGGCGCAGCCTCGGTGAAGTTCATACGCAGGATACAAATCTCCTTCTGCGCAGTGAGCTCGCCAAAGCTATAGATTCCTCGTTTTGTCTCAGGCACAATCACGACGTCGCCGAGCGTCTCAGCAGGCAGGACGTCCCACTTGGAAGACGCCTCGAGTGCCTTGAGGAGGCGGCGCTCTACCTCGCTGACGTACTCGTCAAAGTCAAAGTCATCGCGACCTGCGAGAAGCTTCTCGCGGTGCCACTGTACGGAGTGGTATTCTGCGCCGTCGGCGCGACGTCCCAGTGGCACGACCGTCACTGGGAAGTGTGTCCAGATGTCCTTGCGTAGGCGCAAATCTGGGCACTCCCAGAACTCGTCTGGGTCATAGGGCTTGGGCTCTGGCTCTGGCTTTGGCTCTGGCTCTATCTTGAGCTCGGGCACGGAGAAGTCAGCTTCATCAGCCCAATTGAAGCTGGCAAAATCTGTAGAGAGTATCTCAAACGCCT